TCATACTATCTCCTACAATCTATACTATAACTCATATCGTCAAATTGTCACGCTCACAAGGACACATTGTCATATCAATTCTATTGTATTGTCATCCAAATCGACTAACTTCGTAACTGTGTAACAAGCACAATAACATCAGTCAACCGCCCACGACTGGTTAACCTCAAAAGAATAACAACAATTGTTATAATCAAATAGCAATAAAGAGCAATCAAAATACACATCGTTTTAAAGACATAACTCATCATAGCAATATAGATAGTGTAGATAGAGGTAGATTATCTCCTGCTGCTCGTGTAATAGCTTGATAATCATCATAATGTGATGAATAGAGAGTGATAATGGTGTTAATTTGATGAATATATATGTGTATTGTATAATTAAGGGGGGATATATTCGATTTGTATAATTGGGTAGGGGGTAAAAGGTATATAGTCTTCCCCCCCTTGGCATTCATATAGGAATAATAATATTAACCAGGACTATCATGGGGATAGTTTCATAAAAGAAGAGGAATGGAAATAGAAATGAAATCGTATGAGAAACTTACTGTGGATAAGTTTGCGTATTGTGTAGGTATGGTAGGGAATAATCGGTATCGTCATAGCGATGAGCCTGAGAAGCCTGATACTGTTATTATGCATCCTGAGTTAGCGAGGGAATTTTATATAGAATGTTCTAAGTTGAATATTTCTCCTTTGGATGAGAAGTATTTTGATGAGGAGTATTTTGATGAGGATGATTTTAAGTATAGGCAAGTTTATTTTCATGTGATGGGTTGTAAGATTACTCTTTATCAGAGCATGGATATTGGTAAGCGTAAATTTGTAATTAAATAGATATGGATAATAATGAGTTAGATGAGTTTCATCAAGAGGAATTAAAGAAAAGGGATAGGGCTATAAAGAAGTTCTTAAAGGAGTTGGAAACATATCCGAGAGTAATATTCTTTATGCTTAGGGATAAGGAGTTTAAGATGGCCAAGATGATATTTGGTGAAGCTATATATCGTACTAAGGTTATCCAAGCTTCTAATATGCAGATACAGGAGCATGTATATTTCTGGCAATATCATTTGGCTTTAATGGTAATAGCTGAGGATCCTTATGTATATTTGAAAAGATTTTTAGAAACTAATAAATAGATGTTATGGAAAAAGAAAAGAAGAAAGTTAAAGTAGGATATTGGGAATACTTTTTAAACAGTAGTGCTGTATATGCTTTTGCGGTATGTTTAATATTATGTGTTTGGTCCACTGTTGAGCAGTTGATTACTGGAACTGGAGAATGGTATTTTGGGTTATTATTTTTGATACCTGTTATTGCTATATTGATTGGTGTTTATATGAATTGGAAAAAGCATTGGTTATGATTAGTTTGATTGTAGAGAGTTCTTTGATATTCTTCCATACTGTTTCTTTTATATTTGTTTGTGTATTTATAGATGATGAGCATTTGGATGACAATGATTATATTGAGAGTCATACGAGTAGGTTTGTTCAGAGATTGATATTTGCTTTTTTAATTGCTTGTTATAATTGGAAGTTGGGAATAGCTTCAGGATTATTGATGGCTGCATTGTTTGATCAGTTATTAAATTGGTTTAGAGACAAACCTTTTTGGCATTTGGGAAATACTGCTACTTGGGATAGATTCTTTAATAGAAACTATTTTCTTACACCTACGATTAAGGTGTGGGGTAGTATTATTTTGAAAAGCAAATATGTAAAGTTTAAATTTAAGCTCTTATATATTGGAGTAAAAATTATTTGTTTAGCTGCAGCACTGTTTCTATTCTTAAATAATTTCTATACATTTACCTTATGAAATCTATATTGTAATATACTCGACAAGGATAAGTTTGTACCGTTGCTCTGTTAGAGAATAGTATAAATTGTTCGTATAATAAAAAAACCCTCTACATTAATTTGCAGAGGGTTTTTTATTGGTTGAATTTATTATTAAGCTTTATTCTTTCCTTCTACATTTCTACGGTTTCTATCTGCAGTTCTTGCATACTGCCAATGTAGAGCTTCTTCTATTTTTGTAATAGTTAAAGCATTTTCTCTACAAGGAAACGCTTCGTTTAAGCTTTGGAATAAGCATTTAGTATAGTTCAACATATCTACTGCTTGTAAACCATTTACTCCAACTTCTCCAATAGGATCTGATTGTATTTCAAAGCTAACTATTGGGGCTACACCTTTAACATCTGATGCATTTTCTAACTTGATAAAGTCAGTTACTTCTGGGTGTGTTTCTGCTAATTTGTTTTTTGCTTTTTCTACGTGTCTCATAATATATAATTTAATTGTTTATACTAAAGGTTTTAATCTTTCTGTTTCTTCTCTTTGGTCTTCATCTAATGGGTAGAGAAGTTCCCCTTCAGAGTTTTTTAATTTAGTTTCTACTTTCCAGGATAATTGTGCTTGATAAATATCTCTATTGAAAGAACTTATTGCAGCAGTAAAATTATTTACTTCTTGAGGGACATAGGCATTGCGATTAAATTCTCTTAGATACCATTTACCTCTGTACTTTATTCTTGCGAAAGTATTTAGTTTTAATGTTGCCCCATCTCTTTCTGCAAAGATTACTGGGAAGATGTGTTTGTCTTGATTCATAATTTATTATTTAAAAGTTATTCTTGTTCAGACCATCTGAATTGATTCCTCCTATCTGATGCTCTACGCCCAAAAGAAGAGTAGTCTGGTTCCTCTTGAAGCTCTACAGTACAAGAGTATATTTCTACTATGGCAATTGATTCTTCGATTCTATTTAATTGTTCTTCGGCAGAAGCTATTGAATTGTTTAGATCTGATATTTTTCCACCTATAAAAGATTGAAAGATATTTTCTTTTCCATCATCAGTAGCTATTCGTGAAGCTATTTTTTCGTAGTAAGGTATTTTCTTTTTACATTCTAAGATGGATTTTTTTGTTGAGTCTTTACCTTGATTAAATACTAATAGCATTTCTGTTATAATATCAACATAATCTATTCTCTCTTCGTTTTTTGTTATTACCAATTCAAATATCTGAGCAACATCTTGAAGTGCAGCATTTTCGTCAGACCTATCATTTTCATCTATGGTTCCATGCTCGTCATAGTGTTTTCTAAGTTTGGTATTTGATAATACTTCGTAGGCTTTGTTTGTTTCTTGAAATTCCTCATCTGAGCCACCTTTATCGGGATGAGTTTTCTTTGCTGTTTTTTTGTAAGCTTTTTTAATTTCTTCTGGAGATGCGTTTCTTTTAATCCCCAAGGCTTTGTAAAAATCCATATTAATGTTTTTTTTCATCGAACTCGTAAGATACGGTTCCATGTTTGTGAATAATTTCAATTTCTCTAATTCCTATATTAAATAGGTCCATACTTTTCTTTATGTTATTCTTCCTCCATATTCTACTTAAGAATGCGTGTTTCATTTTTTCTGATGGGAAAGCCATCTTATCATCAAGAACTATTATTTCTTTTTGCACTTCAATTACTTCTATGTATTTTTTGTATTTGTGAGCCTGCTGACTATCCATAAGTTTATTATGGTACTTTTTTTCATAGTACTTTACAAGGAGATTGACGGTGTAAATGTTTGGTTTATAATCCTTTGGATACTTTCTGAATGGGTCTAACATAGTGTAAAGATAATACTTTTATGATACGAATGTACTTTTAGTACATAATTAATTGTATATTTGCTGTATGAATTATCCAAATGAGAATAGAAACCCTTATGGTCCAAAAGCACCAAAGAGGCCAAGGAAATTAAAGAAGGCTGTTCAATCAGCTTTGATTATATATGATATTGCATCTTTCCCAAGAGAGCTTGAAAATTTTGAGAAGGTTACTGAGATATTCCATGATTACGGAATTTTACTTTATGACAGTAATGCTAAGGGAGGAATTGGGGTTGATGCTCCGAGAATAGTGGGTAGAAAAAATAAGAGGTTAAAAATAGTTGATCATAGAAATGGGAAATAATAATAAATACAACGACAATCCTTTTGAGTATGCTGGACTTCAGGTAACGTTTGAGGTTTTGCTTACTTTGATAGGGCTGAGTGCTACATCTTTAAAGCTTTTTATATACATACGAGGCTATTCATTTAAAGATGAGGGAATTGTTTACCTTGACAAACAAGCAGCCAAAGAACATTGCGAGTTCAAGCAGGATAAGTCTGTTTACAATGCTCTTTCTGAATTAGCTGATGCAAAGATATTGGCGAGGTCAAGAGAGTCTTTTGAATATTACTATAATCCTAAATTTATTACTAACCAAAAAGAAGCTTAATATGAATGTAGTTAGACTTGGAGATTTAATCTCTATCGATGGAACAATGATTATTGAAGACAAAAATGGTAATTGGAAAGAGGTAAATGGGAGAAGATTAAATGCTGTTCGATTGACTGCTCTATTTAATTTTTTTCACGATGAAATTCGTTATGAACGAAAAAGATTTCATAACTATGTAAATAGAATTGTAACAGAATTAATTTACAACGATGTCAAATATTAATCAAAGAGCTGCATTCTCTGAGGATGCTAATAAAGAAGATAGGAGAAAAAGTACTCCTAAAAAGAAAGGGAATAAGAAAGGTAAAAAGAACCTAACTCCAACGAGTAGGAAAGGAAAAAATAAATTTAGATACTAAATGTATAATCAACTTATTGAGATTGACAAGGATGGGAATGCGTTTCTGCAGGATGATTCTATTGCGCTTATGCCTAAAATGTGGGAGGTCTACAAGCATAAGAGGATGGGTAGTAAGATGGTCAAGTGGATTGTTGCTGTTTATGATTATAAATCTCCATTCCGAAGATTTCCAGAAGACGAAAGAAAGATTCAAGTATCATTTTCTATTTATGAAAAGAATACAAACTCATTAGCCAATGATGAATTGGTTGTTGAGGCTATAGAGGAATATATAAAATTTCAGTACGATCCATTGATTGACGAATATAACTCAATGCTTGAAAAGTCATACCAAATGACAAAGGTTTACAGGGATATAATGCCAACAGATAAAAATCTTGAGGATTTAAATAAATTACAAGTTGAGATGGGTAAGGCAGCTAAATCAAGAGATGCACATAAACAGTTGATACTTAAGGATAAGGAAACAGAGTCTAAAATTCAAGGAACTGATTCAAGTGATTTCAGTTTGTTTGAGCAAGAAGAAAGGCTTGGCCAATGATAAAAGCAGCCAAATACTCTCCAATAATTTTCGATAAGAATTTAAAGGATTATCGAAATCTACAAAAGAATACTGCTGAGTATTTTGCTTTTTGGAAAGAACAGCGTAGAAGAATTGAGCATGGCTATAAACCTACGGGTGGTACTTGGATTCCGGGTAACTACTATTTCTATTTAAATTTTTCAAAGATTCACGGATTATTGCCAGGTGCAAAAAGGAAGTCGATGATTTCTCCTTTGTATCGTGACCAAGATCACGAATATTTTAGGGAAGTCCATTGGGCGAAGTATGGAGATGGCAAAGATAATAAGGGTGGTTATGGAATTATAGTATTAAAGGCAAGGCGTAAGGGATTCTCCTTTATGAATGCTGATATATTATTGCACGAGTGGACTTGTTATAAACATTCAGAGAATGGACTTGGTGCTCAGCGTGAGGATTACGTTCAGGATTTTCGTAAGAAGATGTTGTTATCTTATAATGAGTTACCACCAGAATTAAGAAATAAGATTTTGCATAACAACGAAGAGTTGTTTATGTCGGGTTACAAGGAGAAGGAGAACGGTATTTGGATAGAGAAAGGAACTAAATCTATGGTTCATTTCAGAGTGATGGAGAAGCCTAATGCTTTTAGGGGAACATCTTTGAATTACATGGTATTTGAGGAAGCAGGAGAGTTCTTAAAGCTTAAGCGTTCATTCCAATCTTCTGAGGATTGTTTCAAGGAGGGTGACCAATTTTTCGGAACACCAATTATCGGTGGGACTTCTAATGCGATGGAGGTTGAGAGTGAGGATTATATGAATATGTATCATAATGCTGAGTTGTATAATCTTAAACCTGTATTCATTAAAGCTTCAAAAGTATTTGGTAGTTTCTTTGATATGAGTACTGGTATTAGTGATGTTAAAGGTGCTGATGCTTTTATTAATGCAGAAGCTCAGAAAAGAAAGGATTCGGGAGATTTAGCATCTTACTATTCTTACAGACAAGAGAATCCTTTAATTGTTGAGCACGCTTTTTACAAGTCGGGTTCTACTCCGTTTGATTTAGTAAAGATTAATAAACAGATAGCCAATATCAATAGCACACCTGCTTTCCAAGTTATTCAGAAAGGCAGATTAGAATGGCCAAAAGATAAAAAAGGTAAAGAGGTATTTGGTAGTATGCCAATATTTGTTACTGAGTTTGAGGATAAGGTAAATGGTTCTTTAATTGAACCTACACTACAAGATGAGGAACCATATCCTTTTGAGATTGCTGAACAACCTTTATTTGGAGTTCAAAATGCACATCTTTCTGCGGTAGATCCATACCATATTGATGATGAGTTTGAGGAAGCTAAAAAGAAATCTACAGAAAAAAGCATTAGTAAATCGAAAGGTTCTATGTGTGTTTATCGTAGATTTGTTAGTCCAGGAACCATTGGGGAATTGCCCGTTGCTTTTTATACTGACAGACCATATAGTAAGGAAGAATTTTATGAGAACTGTTTAAAGTTGGCTGTATTTTACGATAGTCCTGTTCTTGTTGAGTATAATGATAGTGGATTCTTAAAGTATTTCCAAGACCACAAGATGATGAGGTATTTAAAGGAAAGACCTCGTTCTGCTGATAGTCCATATACTGAGGCTACTAACAGATATGGTATTCACATGAAATCTCATCAAAAGAAAGTTCTTACGGAGCTTGTTGATGAATATGTAAAAAAGCATTGGGAGGATATTTATTTTCCAAGCCTACTTACTGAGTTAGCTATTTATGGTAGAAAAAATACGGATAGGGTTATGGCTTTTGGTATGGCTTTGATTCACGATATGGATGCTACTAAGAAAATTGTTGATACTAAGAATCTTAAGGAAGATGAAAAGAGAACTGACTTACCTTCTTATGTTAGAAATTCTGATGGTACTATTTCTGTAAAAAAACGAGATAATTCAAATACTTTGGGAAATTCAAAAAGAAAGCCTAATTTTGGTTATAATTTAGATTAACGTAAATAAGCATTTTTATGGATTTTCCAATACAGAATATTCCTTTAGTAAAAAAGGATAAGGAATGGCACATGGGTAATGTCAATGCTGTATTAACTCACCATAAAGGACACCAACCATTTATTGATTCAAGAAAGAAAGACCACGAGAATTATTTACTCGTAGCTGGAGAATTTGACCATAAGCAGTTTGAGTATGTTACTGATATGTACGGATTAACATCTCCTGCAAGATTGGTTAACTTTCCTATGATGATGCCTAAGCTTGACTTATTGGCGGGTGAATTAATTAGTCAACCATTACAGTTTTCTGTAAATGTTGTAGGCAGAAACAATGTAAGAAAGAAGAATGAAGAAAAGATAACTTTAGCTTCTGAGGTTTTACTTCGACCTATACGTAGAGAGATAGAGTCTGTTTTAGGAATGCCTATTCCAGATGAAGATGTTGGACAAGAAGTTCCTGAAGATATAGAAAGATATTCTAAACTGAAATTTAGAAATGCTATTGAAGAGGAAGTTCATATTGGCTTAACTTATTGTATTCAAAAGCATAAGCTTAAGGATATATTCAAAAGAGGTTTCTATGATTTAGGAATTACCGGAAAAGAATTTTACAAAACTTATATAAAGAATGGGGATCCTTTCGTTGAAAGACTTGACCCTCGTTCTATGATATACGATATTGATTCTGACAAGGAATCTTTAAAGGATTCTAAATATGCAGGAACAGATAATTGGTACACAGTAAATGAGATTGTAGATAGGTTTGGACCTGAGCTTACGAAAACAGATATTACCAATTTAGAAAAATTACAATCTTCTGGACTTAGTGGAATGGATTCTACTAATTACGATAGTTATTCAGACGTTGGAAGTAAGCAGCTTAAAGTAAGAGTTGTTGAGCTTCAATGGAGAAGTATCAGAATGATTAAATATAAGGTATCTCCAAATCCTTATGATAGTGAAAACCCTCACTACAAAAAAGTGGCAGACACTTATAAGGCTAAAAAAGGAGAAAAGATTATTGAGCGACCTTTAACAGAAATAAGAAAGGCTACTAAAATTGGTCACGAAATTCTTGTTGGGTGGGGGCTTAAGCCTAATCAAATGAGATTTGAAGAGAACTATGCTGATACATCATTGGATTTCCATGGTATTATCAGAAACAACTTTAATGGAAGTACGCTTTCTGTTGTAGATGCTCTTAAAAATATTCAGATACTATATAATATTGTTATGTACCAAATTGAACTTGCTATGTCAAGGGCAGGTGGTAAAGCAATGGTGTATGATGTATCTCAGAAACCTAAAGGTATTGAGTTGGAAGATGTATTCTACCACGCTAAAAATACTGGGCTTATCCTTATTAATGGTAAGCAAGAGGGAATGCAGTCAAGTAATTTCAATCAATTCACGCAAGTAGATTTCACATTATCTCAATCAGTTTCTCAGATGATTAACTTAAAGATGATGCTTGAAGATACTGCTGATAAGTTGACAGGAATTAGTGCTTCTCGTGCAGGTATAAACAAAACAAGTGATGCTGTTGGAACTAATGAGAGAAGCGTAATGCAATCTACATTAATTACTGCTCCATTATTTGATATTCACTATTCTTTAGTTGGAGATGTCTTCAATTCTTTAGCAAGTCTTATGGGGCCTGCTTGGGGTAAAGAAGGTAGAATGGCTAACATTTTCGGAGATACCGGAATGCAAACATTCAAAATTAACAAAGCATCTTGCTTAGCTGAGATGGGAATTTTTGTTGAGAATAGTGGAAAAGAAGTTAAGCGTAAGCAAGACTTAATGATGTTGTTAGAAAGATATGCTTCAACTGGAAACTTTGATCCTAAATCTGCGATTAAAGCAGTTAACGCTGAAAGTTCTTCTGAGGTTGAATCTATATTGATAACTGGATTAGAAGCTGTTGAGGCAGTAACGAATCAACTGAAAGAAAGAGAAACTGCTGCGATGGAAGCTAAGAATGAGATTGATGCAAGAAAAATCGAGGTGCCATTGGAGGTTGCTAAGATTAATTCTGAGACTGACATTCAAGTTAAAGAGATGGAGATTACGGGAAAGATTCAGCAACAAGAAACTGATTTAATGCACAAAGAAGATATGCAACAAGAAGAAAGGGTTGCGGGATTAGATAGTATAATGCTCCAAGAGCAAGAGGGAAACGGAAATGGTAATGAAAAATAATATATATTTGTATTAATAAAAGGAAAAGTTATGGAACAAGAAAATCAAGAAAATACTCAGGGAGAGGAAAACAAAGGTGCAGAACAAGAAAATAACCAACAAGAATCACAAGAGTTTGATGCAAGCGCATTTAATTCGGAAAGTGCTCCAAAAGAAAAGAGCGAGGTCGTTGACAATGCAGGTGCAGATAACTCAGACGATGATGGTGATGATGGTTTTACTTGGGATAGTGTTGATGCAGCAAAGAATGATGATGAAGATAAAGGAGGGGATGACAATATCTCTGACGATACTTTAACTGATGAGCAGAAAGAAGCTAAAGAGAAAGAATTTTTAGCTCAACAAGAAGCTGATAAAAAAGCTGCTGCAGAACAAGGTGATGATGGTTCTAAAGGTGGTGAGGAAGATGGTTCAAGTGGTAGTGACCAATTTGCTACATTTGCAAAAGAGATGGGAATTGCTGCTGAAACTAAGGAAGAGTTTGTAGAGCAACTTAAAGAGCTTGAAGCGGAAAATGAGAGATTAAGAAGTCAGTCAACAAGTACTGTTGAGAATGATAGGATAAGTAGATTAAACGAATTAAAAAAGAAAGATGATGACTCTTTACTTCGTTTGGATTTAGAGAAACAAGGTTTAAGTGCTGAAGAGGTTGATGAAGCGATGGACGTTTACACTAATAATGGAACGGTTAAAATCGAAGCTTTAAAAATCAAGAAGCAAATAGATAGAGCAATTAGTAATGAACAGAATACGGTTATAGAATCTAATAAAGCGGAAGAGGCAAAGCTTCAGAAACAATATGATGATGATGTAGCACAACTTTCTAAACACATTGACGAAGAAGATACAAAGTTCGGCTTCAAGATGGCTAAAGACGAAGAAAGTCTTAAGCAGGTTAGAAAAGATCATAAGGACTATATTACGAGTGGTAAATTCCATGAAGAAATATATGCCGACAGTAAGAACCTTAGCGATGCTGCTTGGTTGTGGAAAAACAAAGACACAATCTTAAAGGCGTTAGGGAACAAAGGAATACAACAGGGGAGAAAAGAGATTTTGGATGATATTCAGAATCCCGAAGTTTCAGAAACGAAACGATTTGGAACACCTCAAGGCGATGAGTCTTTTGATGCTTCAGCGTTTCTAACAGGTAATTAAATTATAAACTTTTAAATTATTTATTATGAAATTTCATAGTGGAACTTATGGTAAAGAGACCATCGAATCAAATTCTCTTACAACAAATTTATTAAAATACCCAGAAATTGCTAAAACGTTAATTCGTCAATATCCGCAATATTCTTTAAACTATTTCATTGATGGAACTTCTCGTTTCGCCAAAGAAGATTTAGTAGGTGAAAACGCTTTCAGATGGCCAATCTTAGGTAGATTGAACAGACCATCTACTTGTACTGGTACATTTACGGGAACAGGAGTAGGAAATTCTCAATTCTCTGTAGAGTTTGAAGAAAACTACATCAATCCAAATGACATTGTTAAGTTTAAAGGTGGATTACAAGGTATTGCTATTGGTGGTGCACAAGGTACTGCAGGTGGGTATACTTTCCAATTCAAATTACAAACAACTGATGTTAATGCAGCTATCGTTGCAGGAAATGTTGCTGCAGGAATTACTGCTAATACTGTTGGTAATGCTTTCCCTGAAGGTTCTGATAGAGGTTATGAAAACCACGTTTATCCAGATTGGTATATCAATCACTTGACTATCTCAAGAAAATCTAAATCTATTACAGGTTCAGCTTTAACTGATATTACTTGGATTGAAAATGGAGGTCAAAGACTTTGGTTCTTTACTGATGAGAAATTAATGCGTGATGAGTTCATGTATCAGAAAGAATTAAACGATTGGTATTCTGTTTCTACAATGGATGCTAACGGTAACTCTACTGTTCTTGATGTTGATGGTAAGCCTATTGTAACTGGAGATGGTATCTTAAGACAAATTGATGCTGCTAACGTTGATACTTACAACGGTCAATTAACTGAAAAAAGGTTAACTGATTTCTTAGCACAATTAGCTTTGAATACTGGACACAAGAATGCACATTGGATGGTATTCACAGGTACGGGTGGACAAGTTGCTTTCCACGAAGCAATGAAAGATTTAGTTTATCCAGCAGGTAACTTAGTATATGATGCTAAAGTTGGAGCTGAAACTGAAATCGGAGTTCACTTTACTTCTTATAACGCTTTAGGTCATAGATTAACATTAGTTAAGACATCAATCTTTGATGATCCGAACTTACATGGAAATGATATTGACCCTATTAGTGGTTTCCCTAAAGAATCATTCAGAATGGTTTTCTTAGATATGGGAACAACTGACGGTGTTTCTAACATTGAAAGAAAAGTTAAAGGAGCAGGAGGAATTGACAGAGGAATGATTGTTAAGTATATCGCTGGTATGGTTAACCCATTTGACCAAAAGTCAATGAATGCTGCTAACGGACGTGATGCTTTCACTTGTGAGATTCTTTGTGAGTCTTGTCTTGTAGTGAGAAACCCATTGTCTTGTGGACAATTAGTATTCGCATAAATTAAAATTTATATAAACCCTTAGATAAAAAGAAAAAGAAATGGAAGCTTTGAATAAAACACAAGTTAAGGAATTAGCAATGGGTGCCCCAACAAAAGGGCATGTCGAAATTAGGCTTAAGAATCCTAAGAAAACGGGAACGATAGTAGTCCGAGATTATTTACAGAACGGTAAGAAAAGACCTTTTGTAGATGCGGAAGGAAACCATATCGTAAGAAGAGTACAAAGAACAATACACTTGAATATGGAGGAGATGAGTGATCGTCTTCTCTATAATCAAGTAAAATTTCACCCTTTATATGTTGATGGTGCCAACCCTACATTAATTATTGTTGACCATCAAGAAGCTGCTGATGACTTCGTAGAAAAAAGAACACTTGCTGCAACTGCTGATGCAATTATCGCTAAACTGAAAATTGAAGAAGCAAAAGATTTTGCAAGAGTTTTATTGATTACGGTGAAGCCAGGTTCTTCTGAATCATCTATTAAGCGTTCTCTTTATGAGAAAGCTACTGTATCTCCAAAAGAGGTAATAACTGCTTGGGAAGATGAGGATAGAGATATTAAAGCATTGATTAAAAAAGGTGTTGAAAAAGGAGTATTTGTTTGTAAGAATAAACGTTACACCTATGATGGTGAATTAATGGGAACATCTTTTTCTTTTGCAGTTCTTTGGCTGAAAGAGAATGATGAGATGATTCCTAACTTGATGAAAACGATTAACAAGTAAAAGATGAATATAGTAGAAATGCACGAATTATGTGATGAGCTTTTAGATAAAGCTGATTCTCCTTGGTTCAATTCAGAACAAAAGGATAGGTATTTGAATTTAGCCCATTCAGAGTTCGAGGAAAACTACTATGAGACTTTTGAAGTTAACGAAAGGTCAAGAAAGGCTTTACAGCCTTTAGTAAGAAAATCTATAGGAAGTGGTGCTGTTGTTAATTTAAGCAGCATCACTGACTATATGTTCACGCTTAGCTTAAAGGGAGAGTTCCCTAAGAAATGTGGAACAGGAACAGAATGGAATCCTATACCTCCAACTCAGTTAGATGATACTACGGAAAATCAGAAAGACCCATTCAATTTGAATGATAATGAATTTCCTTCTTATACAGATACGAATGATGGAACGAATAATATTTCTTCTATAATTTCTACCACTGCTCCATTGAACTACGTTCTAATGTACTTAAAAAGACACGTAGACGTAAGGCTTGATGAATCAAATCCTTCAAACAATGTTAATTCTGAAATGCCAGTATTTACGCATGAAGAAATAGTTAATATTGCAGTTAGGAAAATGATGGCTACAACTGAACAACAGTTAAATTATCAAATGCAGGAAAACGAAATTAGTAAACAAAAATAGTTATTATGTCAAAAGATAAAATATACACAAAGGAAGAGTTGATGGATTTAACTGTTCCTAATATTTCTAAAATTGAATTGTATTCTAAGATAGATCCTAAAGGATTAAAGAAGGAAGAAATTATAGATGCTATGATTAAATTCCAAGAAGAAAATCCTATAGAGCCTATTGAAGAGGTAATTGATAATGGCGCGGAAGCTCCAATAGAAAATGAAACTACAGAAGAAGAAGATGATTCCGATAAAAATGAAACGGATAATTCTGATTCTAATGATGAAGGAAATGATGATGAAGAACCAGCTAAGTCTGAAAAGGTTGTTTTTCATAGAGGTAGAAACAAAACGAGAAATCGTATGACTTTTAGATAATTTTGTATTAACCTTCAAATTTTTATATTATGAACAAAGCAGGACGCAATTATTTTGCAATTTTAACGGAGGGTCACACTCCAGCAAACACAGGTGGAATCGTAGATTTATCACCAAGTTTCAAAGTGGCAAAAGCTGATTTAATTTCAGCATTATTTATCGCACCCGCAGTTGGTGTTGCAGGTAAATTAGTAACAACTTTCGCAGGAACTTATGCTGTTGGAGATTTAATCAGATTGACAATGACTTCTAATGGAACGTCTGCTCAATTATGGAGAAAATCTTATCAGTTAACTGTTCAGGCAGGAGCTACAAGTGTAACTGCAATTGCTGCTGCATTTGCTGCATTAGTAAGTGCTGATGTTTCAGCAACTTCTCCTTATGCTTCGGCTACAAGTGCTTTAGGTGTATTAACTGTTACTCAAAAAGGTGATGACAAAAGAGCTTTAGTTGGATATGAATATACTGATAGTGCTGCTGGTACTGTTGCTACTGTTCAAACTTCTACTGTTGTTTCAGAAGGTCAGCCATCTGATTTAGTTGACAGAGGTGTAGCTGCTGAGGATATTAACTTAGCTTCTTACGATACAGTAAGAATTGACTTCAATGCTGAGGCTGCAATTCCTTTCATTGATTCTGTTGGTGCAACTCGTAAAGAGGTGTATTGGTATGGAACAGCTGGTGAGGGTGCTAACTTAGCAACACTTATCAACTCTTAAGATATAGTCTTAAAACATTAAAAGGGCAGTGGAATTTTCTGCTGCCCTTTTTTTATTAAATTTACATCATGGCAAATACATTAAATCATTACGCATACAACATTAGAAATATTGCTCGTGGAGGGCAAGGAAATTCTGATGATGAAAGGCTAAATATTAGGCAAATTAGATTTTGGATTAATGGTTATCGTGCTTCTGGATTATTTGAAACTACTGATTGGGGAAAAGATATAGATCCTCAGTTAATGCAAGACTTAGGTGTTGTTCCTTTGGTTGAGGTAGATAAGGCAGATAGCAATTGTCCTAAAGTTGAATGGGGCTGTACTGTTAAGAAAGTTGTATTACCTAAGTTAATTGATTTCCCAAACTTAAGAGCTTTGGGCTTTGTCGGAAAGATTGATAAGCTTTCTTCAATAATTGTTAATCATCCAAATGTAGCACAATATAAAGCTGCTACTCGTTTTGGTGGATTGTCAAGTAGATGTTATTTGATTGGAAACACTTTATATTTTATGCTTGTTGGGAATGATATAATGTTAGAGTATGTAAATATTCGTGCAGTATTTGAATCTCCTGAAGATGTTGTAGGATATTCATCAGAGGGTTGTGAACCAACTTGTTTTGACCCTGCAACAACTCCATATCCAATGCCTGCGAGGTTATATGAATACGTGCTTAAGAAAATACTTACTAATGAGTTAGGCTGGACTGAGCAAGCTGTAAATGATGAAATGAATAACGCTCGTAAGGATAATGAAAAGCTTAGATAATCATGGTCGATATACGCTTTATGGTGTATTTGAGGAATCGAAAGATGGGATTGATAAAGGATTGAAAGAATTTCCAATAGGAGTTTCTAAGATGAAAAGAATTACTTGGAGAGTTTTTAGTAAAGTTATTAGAACATATTTTACTATTGCTTTCAAAGAGTTAGTTGATGGGTATAGTGTTACCCTTTTAAATAAATTTGGAATACTTAATGTTGTAAAAACAAAATGTGTAAGATATAATCCTACAAAAATTGCTTTTTATAAAGACGAACAAGGGGAGTTAGTTAGAAAAAAAATTAAGTTAAAAACAAGTTTTGGTTATTGGTATTTTGTATTTTGGGATGCACCAAAAAAGTTAAGACAGTATAGATTTCATATTGACTTAAAATACAAGATTCAATACATGGTAAAGGTAGGTGAAGGCTTCGATTATTTAGATTATTCTCTAAATGATTATGGAAGAAACGCATCGAATACATACATACATCAAATAAAATAAAATGGGAAATAAAGTATCATTAAATCAAATTATAGGTAATGTTATTGGAAACCTTAGAATCACTGATACTAATAACATTAAAGATGATTTCGCTCGTTGGGCTTGTGAGGCTGAAAACAAAATTGGCTCAGAACAATCTTATAAAAGACATGAATGTGAATTAGTAATTCATAATCGAAAAGCCGCACTACCACCAAACTTCATTTACTTACACGCTTTAAAGTATGGGAATAGAACTATTGATGTAACTAAACGTTCTTTTAGAATGTTTAATAAAGGCCCTAAGCTTGGTGGAGAAGAAGTTGTTAGTAGTGGGTTCATTGGAGGTCAAGTTCAAACTTGTAGTCCTGGTGTTCCATTATCTGTTGATATTTTACTTGGAGGTGTATTTGCTACTACAGATGTTATCGTTGTAACATTTACATCTAATAATTGTGGTAATACTGCAACAAATAGTTTTAGCTATATTGTTCAGAATGGTGACACTCTTGATTCAATTGCAGAATCTATAAGTAATCAGATCAATGCAATAAATAATATTGGTTACTCTTCAAATTTTGGAACTCAAAGATTTAATGTTACGGGAGATAATCCTGATGTTAATTTCAACATTACTCTATATACTGACAGTGCAACGGGAACACTTAGTGAGTGTGTTGTTCAGAAAAGAGTTCCACCTAAAAAAGACACTATTAATGTTGGTTCTTCAACTGACAATTTAAGGCTTACTTCTAACAATTTGGCTGATTCAAGTGTAGCAAAATCTAATACTGGAATAAATGCACAAGGAGGTGGGGGAACTATTAATGGTTATGGCTATGGTTATGGTTATGATTTTGCTCCAAACGAATCTGTATTCTCTATAGACAATGGTTGTATTAACTTCAATGTTCGTGATAACGAAAGGGTTGCCATATCTTATATGGGTATTGATTTAGATGAAGAAGGTTGGCCTTTGATTGCTGCTGAACACGAAGATGCTGTTACGCATTACATTATGTTTATGCACAAGTCTGTATCTTATTACGAAGGCAAATTGGCTCAACATGTCCATGATAAATTAGAAAAAAGATGGTACTGGTTGTGTGGTCAAGCTCGTGGGGATGATGAAATGCCAAATAGCGAAGAATTAAAATACTTATCAAATAGATGGATGCAATTGATGCCTCCACCTACTAAAGAAATTTTCTAATTATGCAAGGGAACAAGACCGTAAATACCTTTAACGAGGGAATGACTTTTGATAATGATGTGTTGAATAGCAGGGCTTCTACTTATAGATTTTCTATGAATGGAAGAACTATATTTAATAAAGATGGAACTCACTCTTGGCAAACTGAAAATGGAAGTAAAGTATCTTTCAAGATTGAGGCAAGAGGTGGAACTGATGGGAATAAATATATTGCAATGGGTAATACCGGAAACAATAATATTGTTCTTTTATTTTCTGCAGATGAACTTAATGGAAATTCAGAAATAGGTTTACTATCTATTGATGAAGCTGGAGTTGGTTCGTATAAAACATTGTTCAATGACCAAGATGACCCGAATGGAGATAAATTAAATTTCCATACTTATAATCAGATTGAGGCAAGGTTCGTATTTGAGAATCCTAAAATGATTAGAGGTTATTGGATAGATGGTGTTGAGCCTGATAGTAATCAGCCAAGAACTATTACATTTTCTTTTGATGAAACATTAGGACTTCCTCAATCAGATGTTAACGCTTATTCTGCTGACAACATATCTGTTCACGCTATGAATACTCAATCAGAGTTTAGTATGGGGTTGATTAAGTATGTTATGAATGTAGGTGGAAGTCTTTTAACAGGTGTCTATCAATATTCTTACAGTTTGGGAACTGAATCGGGATATAATACTCCTTGGTATCCATTATCAAGAAGGGTATTTGTTTCTTCTGATGATGTTAGTAACACAAATTGGAATGATTACGAAATGGGAGGATCTGGAATAGAATCTTCTAAAGGTAACAGAATACAGATAAAAGGAATTGATGAAAGATTTGATAGAATTAGAGTTGCTTATGCTTACTCAAAAAATTCAACTTCAATAAATAGTACAAACATATTCCTTCAAACTAATATTTCAAGTGATGTAATGGAGTTTGACCACGTTTCTAATAGTGGAGAACCTTTACTTCCTGAAGAACTTACAGAATTGTTTAGTGGTATTGTAGCTGCTAAGACTTTGAATATAAAAGATTCTACATTATATTTTGGAAACGTCAAAGAGAATTTTATTAGTGTTCCTGATTTAGAACCTATACTTCAAAATCTTGTTGTAAAGCCTATCTTTAAAGATATGAGGTCTGATGAAAACCTCAACAATAATGATAATAAACAAAAACTACCTATAACTAATCAGAAGCCGAGAAATGGTATTACTCAGATGAAGCTTCACGATGCTGCTGGAGGTGTTGAGGATTATACTATCAATAATGATTATGTAAATTATAAAGGAACTCAAATAGACCATTTATATGCTGCTCACTTTAGGGGGGAAACATATAGGTATGCTTTAGTTATTTATGATAAGTTAGGCTTTGAATCCTTTGCATTTCATTTATGTGATTTTAATTTCCCAAATCAATCAGAAGATATTTACAGTTGGAATAGAGTTAAGGCTGATGGGGGGATAGTTAGTGATAACGGTGTTCTTCCTCAAAAAGCTTGGCCTACTAATAATTTCAATGATGTATCATTGAGAGATAATAAAGTTCTTGTTGGAGATGTTGGAAATACTCCTGGTTCTCAATCTGAGAATCTAAGACAAGTTTCCCATATTAAAATAATGGGAGTAGAATTTAGTGGTATTGACCTTTCATCTCTTGGTAATTTGGCAGGAGGATTTAAAATTGTAAGGGTAAAAAGAGATTCAAGTATTTTATTGCAGGGTTTAATAATGCCTTGTGTTAGTATTGTTGATGATAAAGATGGTTCTATTATAGAGCCTAATCCTACTACTGCTCAGAGAATAGCTGATTTCAATCAACCATATCCTCACATTCCAATTCCTACTTCGGGAATAGCAAACATTGAGAAGCCAGGAGGGGGTGATATTCCTTTTGAAACTCACGCAAGTCCTAATGAAAGATATAGGATGAGGTCTAATGTTTCTGTTTTTTATGCACCTGCTATTGATTTTGGCAGTACTAACTTCCCATCTCTACAGACACAAGATAAGATGACTTTAGTTGGTGGTTGTTGGGATGAAGATGCTTGGAAAGCAATTGGTTCTTGGAGACACTATAGTAAGTTTTATTATTCAAAGAATAATTTCCATAATGGAGATTTAACTAATGAAGCTTCGGGTTCTGCAGATCCTTATCCTCAGTATATGGCTGAGTTGGGAAGTATTGATTTTGCTGACAAGGTTGGTTTAGGAGATTTTATTCCTGATTGGGATTTAACTACTCGATTAAATAACAATTGTCAGATTCAAAATCAAACAGGAGGCGAAGACCAAGATGCGCATGGAAAGAGTAATTCTATTTTTCTAAAGCACGGTAATTTCAATGGTAATAGAAACAGTCCTACAAATGGTGTTTATGCTCCATTTTATAATTCATCTGGTCCTAATAGAGCTTTTAATGATGATGGTGGTTCTATGAATAACCAATTTGGTAGAGGTGGTAGTTTTATAGCTAATTATAGAAGACCAAATCCAAATCCTTACGGTGGATTAACATTAAGTTCTTTAGAGCAATCTATTTTTATAGGTACTGGACATTTTCAGCCTATAAATAATTTAACTTTTAATGCTCAAGGAATGCCAAGTGATTTAATATTTAATGGTATTGAAGTTTTTGGTGGAGATTGTTATTTAGATTACCATAGTTTTTTAAGATTATATCCTCAGTACACTGAAGATACAGAAGATAAAGATAAAAATGCTTTCTCTGTTGGTTGTGTATTCCCTTTTGAATATGAGTTTAACCACGCATTAAGAGAGGCACCAAGTAAGCCTTCTGCTACTTTTGATAATATAGGTCCTAAATGGTTTGGTGCTCAATACAGTCATCTAAATAGAGGTTTGTATAGTGGTGTTTCTTCTTTGGTTGAGGAATTTGATTTAAATTCTGTATTAGCTTTTGAAGAACTGTTATTGTTTTTCAATCCTAAACCTTTAAATTTTATTGACAATACTTTATATCCAGTAAGATGGAGATATACGAGAGAGAAAGTTTATGGAGATACTGTAGATAATTGGAGACTATTTCAAGTAAATGACTTTAAAGATTTGAACGGATCCTACGGAGAAATAACAAGTTCATTATATTTAATGAATCAAATTTACTCTTGGCAGATTGGAGCATTTGGAAGATTAAGAGCTTCAGATAGAGCATTACTTGAATCTCAACAAGGAGGAACTTTAAGTACGGGTATAGGGGATAAATTAGATGGTGTAGATTACGTTTCTACTGAATATGGTAATCAACATCAATGGAGTTTATTCAAGTCAGATACCGCAGCTTATTGGATTGATGTGAACAAGAGAAAGATAATGAAGTTTGCACAAGATGGAAAAAATCCATTGTCTGATATAAAAGGTGTTCATCAATTTTTAGAATATGAGTTACCATTGTTTGAGGACCACGATAGTCCTGCTAATGGAAATGGTATTCATGGAACTTTTGATTACGGAAATAACGAAGCTTTGTTTACGTTTGTTAGAGATAGAAGAATATCTACTCCAAATGTAAATACAGATATTGTCATAAGGTCAAGAACTGGTCAAGGAAAAGCCTATGTTAGTGGTGTTGTTGAGCATAATCAAACAGCAATAATAGCTTGGGATTATGATTTGCAACCTAATAATGGAATATTGCTTCCTGTTGGAAATCAATCTATTGGTGTTAACGAAAACTTCATTTTCTATTTAAAAATTAAAGGTGGAGATGTTAATGTTTTCAATCACGATGCAGGTGTTAATACTTTATTGGCTTCTTTAGAGAATGAAAAGTATTATAAATTTTGGAGACACAGTATTGAAGATGCTTGGTCTTATGCAGAAGTTGAAAACAATGATGTAACTCCCGAAGTAAATACTATTACTTATAGTGAAATTGGAAATTTCTTTTCTGGGTTTCATTCTTATAAGCCATCTCATTATATAAGTACTAAGTTTTTGGTATTATCAAATGATTCTTATACGGGATATTCTGCTGACAATGAAATTCTTGTTCACGATATGGGTAAGAAATCTGATTTCCCATCTTTCTCTAACAAATCTGTTTTAGAAATTTCGGTAAATGAAGCTCAGATGATTGCGAAAGCATTTGATTCTTTAAGAGTTAATTGTAATAAAGATTTTAGTGATCACTTAAATACTTTTTTAATGAATACTGATTCTCAGTTTCATTTTATTGATATGGCAAGTGATAACCGAAAGAAATACTTAGAAGATATTTTAAGATTTCCTTTAAGGTCTAAAACTCAAAAAGATAGAATGAGAGGTAAGCACATGCTTATGACCTTTGAATTAAAAAATAATCAGGAATATAATGATAGAATTACTAATTTAGTAACTCATTACAGACCATCAAACAGAATGTAATTATGGCAATATTTGAAAGACAACAAGAGCTGAATACACAACTACAACCAAAAATGTTTAAAGGTGTTACTGGCTGGAAGAAAGGAGCGATGTCAGCAATCGGGTATAATTCTGATGGTACAAGAAATGCTTGGGGTAAATTTAATCCCGCATTAGCTTTAAATCCTTTAAGTCACGTTGCAGGAGAAGCCTTATCGAAAGATACTGATGCTTCAGGAGTTATTGAAAGTCAGAGAGGTCAGATGATTTCAAACACATTAAATAATGTTAAAACTGCTGCAAGTTTAATTCCTGCAGGAAAATTATTCGGAGCAGGAACTAAGGCCGCAGGTCTGTTTAGTAAGGCTCAAAAAGTAAATGATGCTGTTAGTACTACACAAGCTTTTGAGAAGACTGGTTCTGCTTTAGTTGATGGTGTTCAAGGTAATAGTGCTGCAATGGAAAGTGCAAGTGCTGCTTTGGATGATTCTGTAGCTAAGTCAGATGCAGTTGAGAAGTTTGGTGTTGATGACGTTGATAACTATTCTACTGAGGCTGATTTTATGGGTGCAGCAGGAGGTGTTAATGACATTGCTCAGAAGAAGGGGTTTTTACAAGGAGGTAAGATGGCAGGTCTTTCTAAAGGTCTTGGTGTAGCAAATCAAGGTTTAGCTATAGCAGGAGATATTGCTTCTGTTGTTCAAGGTCAAGACCAATATAATAAAGGCTTGAAAAAGAAAAGAAATAGCTTGATGACAAGAAAAGAAAACAATAACAATATTTCAAATTTGTATTAAGATATGGCTGAGTTAAGTAAAGAGGATTTAGAAGCTAAAAAGTCTATAGAGAGATCCAACAAAATCTCTATGATATATAGAGAGAAACAAGAGCTTGATAAATTAACTGCTGAATTAAATTCTGCAAGAGCTAAATATGATACTCCAGAAAAGAGTGCTGCGTATAAAAAAGAGATTAATAAAAAAATACAAAAACAGAAAGATAAACTTAAATTATCTTCTAATGCTATTTTAAAGAGTAGTGATAAGGCATTGGTTTCAGAATATAAAAAGACTTTAGGTAGCAATAAAGATATTGCTAAAGCTGTCAATTACAATACTAATACAAGAGTTATGTCAAAAACGGATAAAATAGATTTGTTAAAGAAAAAATATTCAGAAAACAAAAAAGACATAGAAATATATGAGCTTTTAAATGAAGACCCTGATAAAAATTCTAAAGAATATGCAGATTATCTAAGAAAGAAAAAGGAAACAAATAATCAGTCACTTGTAATTGTTAAATCAATAGAGGATGGTAAAGCTTCTGAAATAAAAGGAAGGCTTGACGAGGCTGTTAAGAATAGAGATTTAGAATTAATAAAGTCAATAAAGGGAGAGTCTGATTTATTTAATAAGGAAAGGGCTGATTTCAGTAATCGTAGTGGTAAATACGATGCTTACAGAAATAGGGTTACAGAAAATGAAGATGGGACAAAATCGGGGGGTGACTTTGAGGCTCGAAATGATTGGGATTATGATTTTTTAAATAAAAAAGCAGGGGAATATTTAGCTAAGGATGACGAGGTTAAAAATCAAGAACAAAACAATCTTCCCGAACAACCTCCATACAATCCAATGGAAGACCCTAATGGTGGTGGTGTATCGAGAACTGAAACAGAAACTATTCCAGGTGTTGAAGATAGAGGTGGTAAATCTGAATCAGATGGTCAGCCTCCTATTGGTGGAACTTCTAAAGAAGAAGAAGATTATGACCTTGCCTTAAAGAAAGCCAATCAAGAAATGGATGATTTAAGAAATATAGAACAAGACCAATTTGTTCACGACTATGCTCCCGATAGAGAGGGTAGTGGTAATGGTTTGGATAATCTTATTGATGCAGGTAGAGGTATTGTTGGAATGATTGGTGCGAATGAAGAAATTCCTGAGTATTCAAGAGGTTCTATGTTCAATGAAGCTATGGGTGATGCTCAAAGAATGAAGAATGATGGTTTATCCGAAGATGAAACTAATGTTAGAAAAAGAATGGCTGAGAGAGGTTATGCTTACGATGTTAAGAATATCCGAAGATTAGCAGGAGGAAGTGCAGGAGTTGCTTTAGGTAACTTAGGTAGAGCTACTGGACAACTTCAAGGAGAGTATGAAAAGATAGCTGCTACAGATGAAGCTGTTCGTAGAGGAAATCAAGGTGCTTTTAGAACTATGGCTTTACAAGATGAGCAAATTAATCGTCAGATATTCCAAGATGATTTACGTCAAACTGAAATGACTAAACAGGCAGGAGCAGGATTAGTTCAAGATGCTATAAATAACATTCGTGAGCGTGGAGATTTTGAAAAACAATATGGTAAAGGAAGTCTTTATTATGAGAGAGCTAAGACATTGGACAGAAAAGAAAATATGATTATGCGCGATTTAGAGAAAGGTAATCGAAGTAGAGTCTATGACCAAAAAGCTGAGATTCAATCAAGAATAGATAAAGCTTCTAAAGGAATTGCTGATAGAGAAACTATTGAAACTACAGGAACTAATAAAGATAAGGAGGTTAGAAAATCTTTATTTAAAGATGCAGATGTTTCTCCCGAAAAACAAGGAACAGCTACTTATCAAGATGGTAAATTACATAAGGGTAGTTCTACGTTTAAAAGTACTACTACAGATTTAGTTGAAGAACCAAAGAGAAAAAGTTTATTGAAGCCTAAAGTTAGTTCTAAGAAACAAAGAGCTGATGATATTTTAAGAAAAATGGAAGCAATGGATCCTGATAATCCAGAGTTTAATAAACTATCAGCAGAACTTGACGGTATAAAATTATAATTTAATATATTTACACAATGGCAGATTGGGGATTATATAGTGCTTTAAGAGGTACCGACAATTGGAAACAACGTAGGCAAGATAAGGCTATGAACTTGCAGATAGCACAAGCTAATGCTAACGATGCTGAGGTTGCTCAACAGCAATCTATGAAAGCTGAGGCTGAAATCAATAAGTACTTCGAGGATATGCAGAACATGGACGTTCTTCCCGAAGACCAAGAAAGAGTTAAGCAAGTAGAAAAAGATTCACGAACAAACATTGTTAAAGGTATTGCAAAATACGGTGGAGATTTAAAAAGGTATATGAGTTCTGGTGGTATCACCGAATTAGGTGCGTATAAAAACGCAGTATTAAACTCGGAAGAAGTTAAGCAGTCTATTAATAATAAAGCTCAACTTCAAGCATATTTAACTGATGCAGCTAAAGGAGATAGATTCTTCAGTAAGGTTGGTGTTGAGGCTCCATCTGTTGATGAAAACGGACAGCCTACAACGACTATTCAAAAGATGACTTTTGATGACCAAATGGCTTTATTCAGAGCAGGTAAAATAAGTAAGATTAATTACAATGGTTCTGAGAAAAGAGTTAAGATGGATCCTTTCAGATTCTTAGCAAGACCTAAAGACCCAAGCAAACCTTATTCAAAAGACAATGTTGTTACTGCATCCAATGTGGTATTTGAAGCTATGCAGAACGGAGCTTCTGAGGAACAGGCTAACGCTTTAGCTGATTCTTATGTTGATAGAGTTAATGCAGGTGGACAGTCTTGGAAGTGGGGTAATAAATCTCAAGAAGAAAAAGCTTTACTTGATGCTAAAGTAGCTGCGGCACAAGGCAAAGGGAGTGGTCGTAAATCTTCTGGTGGAACAATGGTTTTAAATCAGTTAATACCTCAGCTTACAAGATTGGGTGATGGGAAAGAAATGCCGATGGGTAATAAAGATGCTGATTTTTGGAGGAAGAATTTAAGAATGAATTTTGATGAAAAGACTGGTATTGAAAAATCTCCACTTTCTCTTGGTGGTATTGATGCTCAAACTGGAAAAGAATATGATTTATCAAAAGCATTATCTTATAGTATTGGGAATCGTTATGTTTCTCGAAAAGATAAGAATGGAAAACCTACAAGATACCTTGTAGCCAGTGCAATTTTTGATGCTGATAATTCTGATGATAATACTCCAATTGACGAAGGATTTTTAGGTTCTAATAAAACTTCTAAGGATGCTGGAAATCAATGGCAGTATGGAAATGCAGAAGATTTTGGAATTAGAAGTGAGGAATTACAAGGTCGAGATGTTTATCGTGGAGAAGTTCTAATTCCTATCGAAAGACAAATTCAAGATCCTTTAATTAGAGATGAAGTAAATAAATATAGAAACATTACCAACAAGCAAGATGCTACGGCTGCAAGTGCAACGGAGCAAGATTATCATATTAATTTATACATGCAAGCTAAACAAGTTGCTGATGCAACAGGAGTTTCTATTCAAGAAGCTATGATTGGGTTGTCAGAATAATTAGAACTTACAAATATGCCAGAAGAAAATTCTAAAGGAAATGTTAGACCTGAAGCTGTAGAAGCTGCAAGAAAGTATGCAATTGATAATGGTATTGATGTTAATTCGTTTAAGTCTAATTTAGACTATACGATGAGCAAGGAAGTACCATTAGAAGATACTGGACTTCAAGAAGATTATGAGGTTGAAGATGTTGAGTTTGAACAAAATTTTCTTTCTGATTTAGGTTCTGCATTTGCTAATAGTTTAGTTTTAGATACTGGAGAAGGTCTTGCTAATTTAATTCCTACCATTGCTCAGGCAAGTGGTGCTGATTTTGATTTCGTTAATTCTTGGAAAGAAAATGTTTCAAGCTATTTCGATGATCAAAAAATGATTTATAGCGATTCTAATGCTCAGGAAATAAATGAGTTTGGAGATATTAACTCTTCTCACGTTGCTACAGGAATTGGTCAAGGTTTAGGATTTATTGCGGGTATTATGGCTGGAGGTGCAGGAGCAGGGAAAATTGCTTCATCTTTGGGTAATAGTGGTAAGATGGTTAATGCTGCATCTAAGATTGGAACTTTCTTTACGGGAACTACAATGATGTATTCGGGTATTGATAAAGAAGCAAAAAGAGCAGGATTAAATAATGTTGATGCAGCAAGATTTGCATTGGCTGTTTCGGGATTAGTTTCTTTAACTGAGGGTGCTGCATTAGAGAGTATCGGAAAGATTGCTACCAAACCTTTAACTGCTGGAGTTGCAGGACAGATTGCAAAGAAAACTTTAAAAGAAGCTGCTGGGAAAAGCCCTAAAGCACTACAGAAATTATTCTTAAAGAACTATTCAAAACAGTTTGGTGGAGCCTTCAATAAGGGTATAAAATCTGCGGGTATCGAGATGGGACAAGAGTTCTCTCAAACTTACATTGAAGAGGGTGCTAAGAATTTATATGATGTTGTTACTGAGGGCGAAGATAAAGGTCATTTTGGAACAGATGTTACAAGTTATGAAACATTTGTTTCAGCTACATTTGCAGGGGCTATAGGTGGTCTGTTAGGTGGTGGTATGGGTGTTTCTTTAGATAGAGCAACTTCAAAAGGAGAAAGTTTAGCAGAGGAAAGCTTATCGGGATATGTTAACAGTTCTATAAAACTTAAGAAGACTGAAAATATTGACAAGTTGAAATCCTCTGTTGAGGAAATGCTTGGATCGGGAGATATTAATGAAGAACAAGCTGCTAATATCAATAGTAATATTGACAATTTAGTTGAGTTTCATACAGATATGAAAGCTACAGACATCAATGATGGTGTGGCTGAATATCAATTATTTCAATTAGACAGAACTAAGAAAGATATTAATGCCGCTAAAGAAAGTGAGCAGGTTTCTGAGAACGCAAATGAATCAACTAAGAAATTTGTTGAGGAAAAGAAATCTAAAATGGATTTAGTTGCTGCAAGAGTTCAAGAAAACTTTGATGCTTTATTTGAAAGTAAAAAGCCAGAGGGTAAAAACAAAACTAAATTCGAGAATAAGATTGCTGAGTATGAAAAACTTACAAAAGATATTCAAGAGAAAGGTCTTACTGAGGAAGAAGTTAATACAAGATTAGATAAGATTTATAATCCTACTGAGATTGCTCAAAAGAAAGCTGAGAAACAAGCTAAAAAAGAAACTTCTAAAAAGGCTGCTGAACCAACTGCTACTGAATTTGGGAATGAATATAAGACTAAAGATGGTGGAACTGTAACTGATTTCGCTATTGAGAATAAGGATGATATTGTTCAGAATATTGTTCCTAAATTATTTGCTGCTAAGAAAGATGAAGCTGCAAAAGAAAAAATCTTAGCGGAAGCTAAAGAGAAATATGGTGTAGATAAAGAAGGTATCAGTGCTTTAATGAATAATGAAACATTTGAGCAACAAGAAACTCCATCTCCTAAAGAAGATTTAGAAAGACCTTATAAAGATTTGACAGATGTTGAATTAGATGAGATTTTAGAAAGTAGAAAAGATTCTGATGTAGAAGGTAGTGTTCAAGAAGAACTTAGAAAAACTGAGGTTTCTGCAATTGAAAAAGAAATTGAATTAAGAAAGAAGTCGCCTACAAAACCTTTAAAAACTAAAGAAGAAATTGATATAGAAAAAAGAAGAGAAGAAGATTTGTCTAAAATAGATACGAAAGAAACCGCTATTGGTAGTATTTATTATGCTGAAGGCTATAAATCTGACGGAACTTTTGAAGGTTTAGAAAAGGTTATTAACGATAAATATGATACAGAAATAGCTGCTTTAGAGTCAAACGAAAATGATGGTAAGGATTTAACGGATATATCTTTTGACGATACTGGAAAACCTGAGCCTACTATTGTTCCTAAAACAAATACTACAGAAGAAGTTGAGGAAACTCCTATTCCATCTACTGAATTATCCAATGAAGATATTCAAGAGGAATTAGCTGAAACAGAAGTTACAGAAGCTCGTAAATCAGAATTAATAGCAGAGCAAGTAAAACGTGCGGAAGTTGCTGAGAAGAATTCTACAGAGCAGGAATCAAAGAAGAAAACTGACTTAATTTCTTTCTTGGATGGATTTAATGTTGAGCAAAGAGAAAGGTCTGAGAAAAAGCCTAATGATGAGTTATATGACAACTCTTTAGTTAGAGATAACCCAGAGCTTTACACTAAAATTAAAAATCATTTTGGTAAAATATTCCCTAATCTTTCTGTAAAAGAAGTTAGTGATTTAGGAAGTAAATATGGTGCTAAGATTTTAGCAAGAATTGTTGACGGAGGAATTGAAATTAATAAAAATGAAGCTATACAGTCTTCATTAATACACGAATACGCTCACGTTTATTTGGAAATATTAGGGGATAATCATCCTTTAGTTAAAGCAGGTTACGAGATGATTGAGGGAACTCAATTTGATTTAGATGCTATTGCTTTATATCCTGATAAAACGAGAAAGGAGCAATTAAACGAAGCATTAACAGAAGCATTGGCACAAGACTCTTTATCTAAACTTAAGGTTAAATTTGAAGGTTCTGCTTTAGAGAAGTTTAAAGAGTTTGCTAAACGATTTTGGAATAAAATTAAACGTTTCTTTTCAAAATCAAAATCGAGAGATATAGTTGGAATATTAACTGATGGATTAATACTAAAGAACAAACCCTATTCTGTTGGGATAGCTGCTCTTTCTGGTATGAATAAAAATCAGAGAAAAGCCGATGTAAATCCTCGATTTTTAAAGACAGTAGATCTTGTTAGTTCATCATTGATGAAACAACAGATAGATAATATAACAGACAAGAAGTTCTATTTCGATAGAAAGAATAAGGAGGATTTAATTATTGCTTCAGTTGGTGTATTGATGAAAAGATACAATGCTGAGAAAGAAGGAAATTTGAAAGTAAGTGATGACTTAGTTTTCGATGGTATTGATATGGGTAATACTGATTTGACTTATGAAAATATTCTTTCTTTCGCTGACAATTTAAAGAAGAATCAGAATGATATTTATCAAGTTGTAGACAGAGTAGTTAATTCTATGATGAATACTAATCTTGAAATCAGTGAAGAGGAAATTAATGAGGACCAAAATCAAGATGTAGATGGAACTCCCGATTCTGAAAACAATTCTGTAAAAGCAAGTAAGAAAATTAATTCTTCTGTTCGTGCAATACTTGGGATGATTGTAGATGCTAATGGGTATAAGATGAATGCTGATTTAATTTATCAGTATATTTCTAATGCTTCTCAAAAGACTTACAAACAAAGAGGTCTTGCAGTTCAAATGAAAGCTGATGCTGATGCAGATAACATTATTGCTAAAAGATTAATTACAATCATTAGTAAGTTGGATAAAGGTCAAAAGGCTGGTGTTGTAAAAACATTGTCTTCTCTTATTCAAGTACAATATGAGGGTAGTAATATTTATAGACAAGAAAATGAAGATGGAAGTTATACTTACAGATTAACTAATCATTTAAAGAATAAGGATAAAAATCTTGGTCAAGTTAAATTGAATTTTGATTCTTGGAAAGGAACGCAAGATGGTGTATTCTTTTCTGAAATGTTTGATAAAGGTTATCAGGCTAAGATTAAGCGTAGAGATATGGCTGATTTAAAGCCATTAATGGAAGTGTTAAGCAAGCTTTATGGCTTAGATATTAACGCTACAAATATCAATGGTATAATCGATTCATTTGGAACAGCTACTAAAACTTCAGATGAAGATTTCTTTACATCTTTAGCTGGTAAGTATCATTCTTTTTCATCTTATTTTAATGGTCAAAACCAAGCTAAAGAAGAAACTGTATGGAGTGGAACATCTGGAAAAAAAGATGGTATAAGTGGATGGGCTACTAAAATTTATGAGGGAGCTACTGATGAATCTTTAGTTCAGAATACTTTCTTAAATGGCTCAGGAAATACTGTTTCATCTACTCAAACGGGTCATTGGATAAGTGAACTCAACTCAATGTTTGAGAACGAGAAAGAAAGTAAGAGAATTGAAACGATGCAAAAGAGTATTGTTTACGAGAATAATTCTGTATTAGAGTACTTTAAGAAAAAAGGTAAAGTGAATTATGTTAAGCATGATTCTATGAAGAACCTTAACACTTTAGAAAATGCAGAGTATTCTCAGCAAAATAAAAACGATTATAGTCTTAATCAACTATTCAAGTTTGCTACAAATACTGCTTCTGAATATTATAAGCAGACTTTAGGTGTAATGTCAAATAGAGATAGTGTTCTTATGTTTGATGTTCCTACTTATACTGCTACTCAATTAGATACTGAGTATAAAAAACAAGCTGCTTCTTTAGAAAAGTTGTTAAAGCAAAAGATGAAAGGCTTAACAACTGAGCAAAAAGAACAGATGAGAAAGGATTTCAATAATCTTTATATTCATCAAGCAGATGCTAATGGAATTGTTACTCCTGGTAATCAATTAAAGAAAAAGTACGAGGGAGATATTCAAGAAATTAAAGACTTGTTATCTGACAATGGACTAACTGATGCTTTCTCTCAAACTAAAGTTGGAAAAGGCAAAAAGTATTCTACGATTGATGAAATGGTAGATGATTACTTCTATACAGAAGCATTGAATAGAACTTACTTAAATGATATTTATGGTGGTTCTGCTTTGCATTTTTCTAACCCTAATTCAAGTAAGCGTGCTGTTGAACAAGCAGTAAAAAGATTAAGTGGTCCAAGTAGTAATGGAGAGATTATCGAATTAGATAGACCTGTAATGATGGTTTATTATGATGGTGGTAAACCTGATGGTGATAACTTCGTTGGAGATTCATTTGCTTTTAATGGAACTGAGTTATCTAAGAAACTACAAGAGATGTCGGGAAGTTTAGACCCAATGGGAATAAATTCTAAAGACCAAGTTTATCAAGTAGATCCTACAACTGGAAAATCTTTATATCTTAAACGAAGTACCTTGAACGTAATGAATACTGAGAATGGTACTAACTTAGATGGTATGGGTGAGGGTTATGCAAATGTTGCAAAACTTATCAAGAATATTGAGAAACAGCACACCAAAGATGGTGTTGTTCCTTACGTAATGATAATGGATGATAGTGCTACCAAAGGTAGTGAGCAACCATCTAATGTATATAATCTTGAAGAATTAATGAAGCAAGGGGAAGCTCAAACTTTACCTAATTTTGAAAGTGTTAAACTTGATAACTATAGAGTTCTTTTTAATCTTAATAAGACTTTAAAGCATCCAAGTGAACAGAGTGCTATATTCTCAACACAAGCTGCTAACATTCAATTTAACAACGCTTCTCAGTCTGATATAGATTCTTATGACGATGCTGTTGTAAACTACCTTAAAAGTAATCTAAGGAATAGTAGAACAATGGAGAAGTTATTAAGTTACAACTCTACGATTAGAGAATTTGTTAAAGATTTAGAAGATAGAGAAAAAACTTCTACTTCTGAGTTATTGAAAGCTGTTGAAGCTTGGAACAATAACCCATCTAATGCAGGTAATCTTATTGAAAGTTTTGATGACCCAAGTTTAAGAATGATTTACGAACAGTTTGTTTCAAGTAGACTGACTAAGAAAGGTATTAAGTTGGATATGGCAGGAAACTTTATGCACCAATTACCTGATATGCAAAATGGAGAAAACAAATTGCATGGGTTTGAGGTTGCTGTTTCTTATAAGATGTTTGCTGACAAGTTAAGTGATGCTAAAGAAATGTTGGCAGAAGCTCAACGTAACGGAAAGAAATTAGAGGTTGCTGTTGTTCGTATTCCTGCTTCTGCTGAAATGAGTATGTTCGCTGGAGAAGTTAAATACTTTTTAGATACTGATGCAAGTGTTGTTACTCTTTCAGATAAATTCGTTCACATTTCTGATTCGGATCACGATGGAGATAAAGCAATGGTTTATCGAAAAGAAATCAATGAGGATGGAACGTTTAATAAATTTAGCCCTAAGACAAGATTGTTTAATGAGTTCTATAAGAATATTAGTAAACCTCAGTTTGTTCAAAATTCATTAGAGAATACTCTTGATTTTAAAGATTTAAGAAAAGTTCTTACTGATGTTTTAGGAGAGGATAGTGGTTCTTATTCTTTATCTACCGTAAATGATATGGTTGATATAGCTACCAAGATGAAAATGGGTGCTGATGCTACAGGTCGTTTTGCTATTGCAGGAAAGATGATGGCTTATTTAAGTCAAGCTAAAGAAAAATTGAATACTCCTATTAAATTTGGTGTAGATGACCAAGGAAAAGCTATAGAACTTCAAGAATTTAATAACAATTCTTTAGATAAATTGGCTGTATTCTTACAAGCTGCTCTTGATATTGGTAATGACCCAATACTTCCTATGACTGGAATTAATGGAACTACTATTGATGTAGGTAATGCTATGCTTTTATTAGGTGTAGATGATAAACCAATCATTGAGTTTTTAACAAGTGAGCCAATTCTTGAAATGGTTGAAGCTTTTGATAATCAGAATTTACTCCTAAAGGATGGTAAGAAAATATCTTTCAATCAATTCTTTAAAAAGAACTATCCTGCTGATGTTCAACATTCTGAGGAAATAGAGAAATATAGAGAGTTCAAAGAAGTTTCTGATGGATTAGCTAAAGTTATTAGCTATATTCAATTGGATAAAGGTCTTCCAAATAACGCTGATTTAAACGCTCAATTACTTCAAGGTATAAAAGAGTTCGGAGAGTTACCTTTCTCAACTGATAGCCTTGTTAAAAGAGCATCAAATCAGTATAGAGTTTCTGTTGCTGAAAAGCAAAAGTCTATTTATGAACAAAACTTATTAACTGCTAATCCAGAAATAAACAATGTTGTAGAAAAGTTGGCTGAAAAATCAACTAATGCTTTCGAGTTTAAGAAAAGATTTAAAGAGCAAATGATGATGTCTATTGCTCAGAAGCAAGTTTCTAAACAAAGAGATAATGTAGAAAAGTTTATTGGAGATTTCTCTAATAGAATGAAGTCTATTTATGATGCTGTTGTTTTAGGTAAGTCTGACTCTGCTGTTTCTCAATCTACAATGAATCTTATTAATCAAATAGATAATGTTTCTACTGTTGAAGAACAAGAAGCTATTTTAGATTCTAATGCTAAAGGTTACAATACTACGGTTGACTTATTAAAATCTGATATTGAAGAAGCGAGAATTAAAATTCATCAATCTCAATCGGTTGATAAATTTAATGACAATGCTTTCTTTGAGAATTTAGAGTTCAGAGAATTAACTAAAGGTAGTGAAGAAGTTATTGTTAGCTTAAGTCCTAAATTCAAAGCTACTGATGAAACAATGAAGAACTTTCAAGAAGGATTTAAAGAGATTCAGAAGTTAGATCCACAGCTTGCAAAAGAAATTATTGATTACCAATTATACAGATACGGTACTAACAATAAGATTGGAAGTTTCATTGATGGTTTGCCAATGGATATTCGTACTAAAGCATTATTAGAAGCTACTAAAATTAAGAAGTCTATTTCTGAAATGAATCTTATGCAAGAAGCTGATGAACTTATAGACCCGATTACGGGAGATATAATGGAAATGAAGCGTGAGGAAGAAAGTTCTTTCAATCAAAAGTATAAAGACCAATTAAGAGATAATTTAGCAGGTGCTAATGCTGATTTGATTAAGAAGATTACTTATCAGAAAAACATTTCTAAGATGTTTCCTAATGGAGATTTAGAGCTTAACATAACAGAAGATTACGTTAACTATGAAGATGTTGTTTATAAACATAAAGGAAGAAATATTTTTACTAAGTTACCTGGTTTTGAAAGTAATGCTAACTTTACGTCATACAATATTGCAGATGTAAATACTTCTACGCAAGAAGAAATTGACGAAATTAAAAAATGTATAAATGGCAAAGTGTCCTAATATTTCGCACCCTGATTGGAAAGCTCTTGTAAAGGAGCATGGAACAGAAGGTGCTATAAAAAAGTATATTGAAAATGGTTATGATATTCCATCTCCCGATGGTGTAAATAAATCTAAAAGAGGAAAGTCTGTTATTGAAAGTGGGTTTGGATTGGTTGGAGATTTCTTTAAATCAAAATCTACTTTAGATACTTTAGAAAAGAATCCAGAAGTTGCTGCTCAAATGATTGATGAGATGCAAAAACTGTTTCCTGATGTGAAGATTTATAAAGATGGACTGTTTGATAAAGATGGAAAATGGAGAGAGATACCTGCGGGAAAGGTTGGTATGCACTACAAGAGTGCTATAACCTCAGCAATAGCATATTCTAATGATTCTTATTTAGAAACTGTACCACACGAGTTTGCTCACGAGTATATTGATATGTACCGTAACACTCCTTTAGTTCAACAAGCTATAGCTAAATATGGAGAGGAAGCGCTTGTTACTTTCATTGGTAGAAAATATGCAGGAAATAAAATGTCAAGTTCTTTTGAGAAATTCTTAAATGATTTTTGGAAAATGATTAGACAAACTTTTGGTGCTCCAAGTATGGTTGATATACTTACTGATTCGTTTGCTAAAAATGAAAGATTAGGTGTTCCATTAAGTAGAGGAAATGAAGCTTATAATTATCAAGACTCACAACCTCAATATAAAAAAGGTGGAGTTTCGGATCATAACAAAGCTATTTCTGATGGGTTTAGTAAAATTGTTTTCAAAGACAGTGTTTCTAAGCAAAAAGAGATTGCTCAAAACTTAAAAGAGGAAACTCTTGATGTTTGGTGGCTGAGATTAAAAGAATTGTCAGGTGCTTTGTCTGAGGGAAAAGATAATTATGCAGGTATTGATTTTTCATTTATTAGTTTCATTGATAATTTTCAAGCTATTGAGAAAGAAAGTTGGGCTAAGGTAAGCGAAAAGTTAGCCTCTGATAAACCGAATAGTATTGAACTTACCAAAAGAGAGCAACAAGCTTATGATACTTTAATTAAATTGGGTATTGCTGTTGAGTATAAAGCTATGAGAGATGGTTCTTATATTGATGAATCTAATGGTAAAATTAGTGATGAATCAAACATTAACAATCAAATTGATAAGGAGTTAAGTGAAACTTTCCAAAAGAGAAAGGATAATCTTAAATCTAAGAATAAATATATGAGAGAGATTATGAAGACAATGGGTAAAGCCATTAGCTACATAACTAATACTCGTTTATGGGCTAAATACTTATCAGGAAGCGAAAGCTCTGCGTTCTCCAAAGTTATATACAAAGGTCTGAATGATTCAAAAAGAGTTCGTGCAGCCTTCTCTCAAGGGTTCAATGATATATTTGTTAGTAACCCTAACTCTTATATGGCTGGTTCTATTTTCCATAATCCTAAAACAGATATTAGCGAATTGGAAACGGTTAATTTCACGTTAGATTCAAGCAATACAGAAAGCTCTGTTCAGTTAACTAAAGCTGAATTACTTAATGTCTATTTAATGTTAAGACAAGAGGGTGCTGAGAAAGGTCTGCAAAAGAATGGACTACAACTTAAAACAATTCCGGGTAGAGATTTTGATTTAGATACTAAATTCAAACTTACATTAAAGCAGTTAGCTGATATTAAATCAATGATTGAGAATGATTCAGAAGCTATGACTCTTGTTAAAGAGATTGATATGGCTATGGATTACAATTATGAAAAGGTTAATGAGAAGTTTAGAATGATGGAGGGTTACGATATGGAGAAGATTGAAAACTACTTTCCCGTATTTCATGGTTCAGAAAATTTAGAGGTTGCTAAAAAGAAAAATGTAATTGATGATATGCGCTCTTTAAGATTAAGAATGGAGAGTGATAAGGCTGTTAGGATTGAAGATACATTTCAAGTATTATCTGGAATTAACTTCTCCAATTCTTCTTATGTTGCTTATGCTATTCCTATTCATAATGCTCAGAAAGCTATCAATTCTATAAAGAAAAAATACAATACTAAAGATGACCAACAATATATTGAAGCACTTCAAGGTACTATTGACAAGCTTCAAGATAGCGGAACATTATTTTCTACACAAGGTGATCAGAAAGCAAGTAAATTAATAAATAAGATTCAAGGTAATTTTGCTGTTGCTTTACTTGCTAAGAATTTAGGTGTTGTATTCAAACAACAAGTATCTTTAATTACTGCAGGAGAGGTAATCAATTCTAAGTACATTAGAAAATCGGGAGGTTCATTAGGGCCTGTTAGTTTTATAAATCCTTGGAAACTATTAAAACAGTTGGGTACGGGTGACCAAACTATGATGCCTATTGAGTGGAGACAATTAACTGATAATGCTGATTATCAAGAGTTAATCAAAGACCCATTATTTAGAGAAAGATTTGAGGGTGTTGTTTCGAGAGAAACTGGTGAAGCTGTTATGGGAAAAATGATTGCTGAGGATAAAATTAAAATTCCCTTTACTAACAAATACGTTACTAAGAGTAGGCTAATGCAAAGTATAACAATTATGGATACGCTTACTATTGTAAGGCTTTATAATGCAGTTAAGTTAGAAACGCAAGATAGAATGGGAGAAGCTGACTTTAAGAATATGAGTGAAGCACAAGTAACTCAGCATAATATAGCTCGACTACAAGAAATCGTAGATAAAACTCAACCTACATTTGACCAAACAAATAGAACGAGATTATCACAATCAAGCAACCCTATTGTTCGTGGATTGACAATGTTTAGTTCTGCTACTCAGAAAATGAATATGCTTATTGTTGAGGGCATTATTGATTACGCTAACAATCCTACTAATGAAAATAGAATGAAGTTGTTTAAGCGTATAACTAATACTGCCCTTACTACTTCTATAATGCTTACGACAATTGATTTACTACGTCATACAGTCCTTAATGGATTCGATGATGATGATGAAGACCAATTGATTGAGAAGTATGCTATAGGCTCTTTAAAAACGACTCTTGGTTCAGTTCAAGGTGTTGGCTCTGCTTTAAACATCATTATCTCTCAGTTAGATAGTAATCCTTGGTATCAAACAGCACAAGACCCTTTTCAGCACGTAGTTCAAGAGGGTAGTGAATCTGTTGCAAATTTTGCTAAAGGCAATGTTGGTAGGGGAACTAAGCAAGCTATCGCTGTTACATTTAAATTAACAGGATTACCTTTAACTTTGGTCAATAACACTCAAAAATTAATTGAGCGTGTTTCCGAATAATTATGATAATCAATTTATAAATACTATTTTTGTTACGTTATGAACTTCAATCTAAGCTTTAATACAAAACAAGGTGACTGCTGTAAAGTGGTTAGCTTAACTGACACTACTTGTATGCCTAATTTTTATGACAAGTATGCTTGTTGTGATGGTTATGGTGTTGACAGTAACATATCAAGAGATGATGTAGGAAGTACAAAATTTCATATTCAAATGCCTGATGGCACTGAGTTTTTTAATCTTGATTTTGGTTGGACTCCTGGAACTCGTTCTAAGTTTCAATTTGTAGTTTCTTCGGGAACTAATGGTGTTATCATAGTGGATTTAGATGGAGTAATTATTGGTCAACAATATTTTGTTACCGATATAGATACTACAATAGCTTTATTGATAAACAACATTAATGTTCTTGCTTCTCAAACAAAGTGGCAAGCTTCTTTATTAGAAGGTACTACTGACACAATAGTTCTTGAAGCTATTGAGTTTGGTGTTGAGTACAATGGAAAGATTGGAACAATAACAGTTAGTGGAGATATAGTTGCTACAATACCTGTTGCTTACGCTGCAGGAACGATTGGAGCTAATGGAAATACAGATACAGTTACTTTTGATCTTAATGATATTTATGGTGCGGGAAATTGTCCAAACAGTAATGAATTTGCTGATGGTGTTTACCATATTACATACATTTTATTTGATGATGCTGGTGCTGAATTACATAGAGTTACAAATGTTGTTTTATTCACTTGTAGAATAAAAAGCATTATAAGAAAATTAATACTACTTACTGCCGAAGAAAAATGTAGTTGTTCAGATAAATTTGATGAACGACTTATTGAATTAAGGTTAATGTTAGAGAAAGCAGAAGTACTTATGGACAATTGCCAATACGATTGTGCTAATGATACTATCCTTAGAGCTCATAAATTTGCTCAAGGAATTTGTTTGGACTGCTAACATTAAGATATGCCAATTATAAATATAAATACTCCTAATCTAATTGCTGACTTAGCTCAGATAGTTGCATCGGAAATAATTATTGAAGATTCAAGAGTTCTTGTTTTTTCTGATATTATCAATGCGGTATTTGCTTTAAAGCCTACACAAGATTGTGACACTTTACAACTTTTTGATTTTACAGATTATCAAGAATTGGAAAATGTTAACATGGATAATCTTACAATAAATGTTTATTTAGCAAGACATTCTTCTTGTGGAGAAATTATAGAATATTGTTCTACCGAAATACAACCAAACGTTACTACTACTTTTGAAAATCTTAAGGAAGATGGTCTTTATTGTGCTATCGTACAGATAGATTATATTAGAGATTTAGTTCCATACACAAGCATAATTCACGAGTCTTATGAAAAAGACTGTTGTACTGAATTGTTCAGTAAATTAGCTTCTGAAATGAAAATTAAGATGGCTAAAATAGGTTGTTCAATAGTTAAGTTTTCTAAAGTTGGAAGAAATATAGTTAAATTAAAAGATTCTTATTTAAAGATTAGTAATCTGATGTGGGTTTATAACAACTCCGTAGATTCTTGCTATGAAGGAGATAAAGTTCATTGTATTTATAATAAAATAAAATAATATGTGTGATACATCGTGTGGTTGCAGCAGTAATCAAAAATCAAATAAATGTAACTCTAAGAAGTACACTTCTGAATTAACTTACGATGGAGAAAATCCATCTTGTAGTGGTTTGAATGTGATAAAAAAGAATTGTACGTCTTTAAATTCTTTGTTTAAAACTCTATTCGATTTCATTTGTAGCCTTAAGGCTCAGGTTGATAGTCTTCCTACTGTATCAGGAATGATTTTTGCTTTTTTTAACAGTACAGAAAGTGGAGAAGAAATGATTGATGAAGCAGAAAGACCGTTTAACGGATTAAGCTACACTGTTACTACAACAGGAACTTATCAGATTCATTTTGGAACTCTATTAAGGTTTATAGGTGCTACACCATACACAGTTTACTTAAGGCTATACATTAATAATGTATTAGTTCAAGAATATGATACATTTAAGGAGCCTGATGCGGGTAGTGAAACTTGTAGATATTCAGAAGGTTTCTTTTGGAGGGCTGAAAATGTAGCTGAGGGTACTGATATAGAAATGAGATATGAAAAATTAACTTCAGCGTCTCAAGTTTTTGTTTTAGATTCTTCAATGTTAATTAATAAAGAATAAAATTATGTGCGATACTTGTAATAATATAACGTGTACTGGATGCACGTCCTCTTTAACGGGAGGAATAACTTTTGATGGTACTCAATTCATCTGTACTATTGGTGGTGGTGTTCAATTTCAAATAAACGAAGGAGATAACTTAAATGTTGTTTTAGCGTTATTGTCAAATCAATTGTGTGACATCTATACCGGAATAGAAGATGGAACTTTAGATGGTTCTGAATGGTATGTAGGTTCGGGAGTTCCGAATGATGCAAACAATAATGATGGAGATTTATATTTAAACTCTGATAACGGTGATGTTTATAAAAAGGTTGCTGGAACTTGGGGTGCTGTTGTAGCTAACATCAAGGGTACAAATGGAACTAATGGTACTAACGGTACTAATGGTGGTGTAGGTTCTGATGGTCTTAGTTTTAGACAAGGTGTTGGTCTTCCTTTAGTTTCTTTAGGAAACGATGGAGATACTTACGTAGACTTATCTTCTCCCAACTTAGATTTATATACTAAGTCTGGTGGAGTTTGGGCTGATAGCGGATTAGATTTAAAAGGAACTATTGGAAGTAATGGTGCTGCAGGAACAAATGGAACAGATGGATCAGACGGATTTAGTTTTATTCAAGGAGCAGGAGTTCCTTCAGGTTCTACGGGAAATGATGGAGATAGCTATCTTGATAATGGTACTGGAAACATCTATTTAAAAGTTGGTGGTTCTTGGAACTTAACAGGAAATATATATACAGGTTCTCTTGCAGGATTAAATGGCTTATTCAACGCTTCTAATATTACTGAGCAGATTATAGATGCAGATTCAGTTAGTGGGCCTGCAGATGTTCTTGTAGAGTTTAGTAATGATTCAGTTTTACCTCAGTTTGATTATGGAAATAACTTCATAACTACTACTTGGACTGCTCCTACAAATATGACTGACATTTCTTTTGGTGTTGTATTGAGTATTGAGACAGTTATTGACCAAGTTGGTGCAGGAGCAAAAGACATTACTGTTGATTTCCTTAAAAATGGAGTTTCTTTTCATACGGAAACTTTAGATTTAACAGGAACTACTGCAGGAGATGTGAATATCTTCTCTGGAGTTTCTTCATTACAAGCTTTTGTAGCAGGAGATTTAGTTACTTGTGAATTGAAAAGTATAATGGTAACTCCTGAAACTTGGAATGGTAAAACTTTACCAGGAGGAATATTTTATAATGTTCAGAATTAAAAATAAAACATTAATTTAGTACTTTAATAATTAACTTTTAATAAAAGAAAAGAAATGGAAAAAGTAAGCTTAAAGAGAAGTGAAATTGTATTGTTAGGAAGGTCAATGTTTGAATTGGCTCACAGTACTCCAACGATGAAAGGTAAGATTGCATTTGCAATTACAAAGAATCAAGGAAGAATTAAGCCTTTTATGAAACAACAAGGTGAAAAACAACAAGAAATTCTTGACAAATACGTTAAGATGGAAGGTAAGGGTAAAGATTTGAACTATGTTCTAACTAAACCTACAGAAGAAGAAATTAAAGCAGGAGCTCAACCGGAGTACGTTTATAAAGATAAAAAAGAAGGGCCAAAGAAAGCTGAGGCAGAAATGAATAAGTTCATGGATGAAGAAGTTGAGATGGAATTACATCAAATTTGGCAAAATGATTTTGAATCTTTAGATATTAATCTTGCAAGAAACGAGAATATTGGAGTTTTCATCGACCTTTTGGTAAATGAAGCATCAGATCCTCAAAATTTAAGGAAAGCATAATGAATATAGTTGTAAAAAGATTTGCTGATAATGGGGATGCTTCGATGGGCATCCTCTATATCAATGGTATATTTGAAACTTTTACAATAGAAGATGAAGAAAGAAGTGTTAAGGTAAAAGGAGATACAAGAGTTCCAAATGGAACTTATGGTATCAGTTTAAGGTCAGAAGGCGGTTTTCACGCTAAATATTCTAAGAAATACGAGGATATTCACAAGGGAATGTTGTGTATTCATAATGCTCCAAATTGGAAGATTATAAATGCTGGAATGGAATTTCAGTATATTCTTATACATACAGGAAATACAGAAAAACATACTGCAGGTTGTTTATTACTAAACGATGCTGTTAGTAGAAAAACCTTTACGGGTAGTTCAAGTGTTGATGCTTACAAAAGAATCTATCCAAGAATAGCTAAGGCTATTTTAGATGGGGAAAGAGTAACTATCCAGTATACAGATATTGAAGAAGGAAAATAACTTAAACTAAGAAATAATGCCAAAAAAATCAGATCTAATAAAACAAAGTTCGGTATCGGACAAAATAAGAGTAGCTATACTTTCTGAGTTAGAAGATTTAGTTGCTGCTTCTGGTGGTCCCGCAGGAGCTACTGAGGCAACCTTATTATCAGTATTAAATGCAATTGTAGCTTCTGACCAAGATATTGAAATACTCTTAGTAAGAGATACTGGAGATAGCGATAAAGTGTTACAGCAAATAACTAATTATGAAACTGGTACTCCCGTTGTAATATATAAAGATGTAAATGGAAACGTTGTTGTTCCGGTTGGGCCTTTAGAATATTTAGACCCGTCAGCAGTATTACAATTAATTCTTGCAGATACAACAGCATTAGCAACTCCATCAACAAGTGTTGCAACAACATTAGATGTTATTACTGGAGCGGGTGCATCAAGTGTTTCGGCAGGAAAAAGAACTGTTTCTTTTATGAATACTGGAAATAATGATGCAACAGTAAATGGAACAGTTTTATCAAAAGGGATAGGGATAACATATCCTGAATTAGCCAATAGAGATACTTATGCGGCTATTCCATATAATGCTTTAACAAGTGAATTAACAATTACAACTGCTGGATAATGGATATATTTAGATTTTTACCGATAGACGAATATAACGCTGCTTTAGGAGCATCTTCTGCTTCTGCAAGTAATCCTTTTGCTACAATTACTGATTTAGGTGCTTATTTGCCCTTGGCAGGTGGTACGCAGACTGGTGATATTGAAATGTCAAATAGTAGTATTGTTAAAGGTGTATTAGTTGATGGTTTAGAATTTAAACCTAACGTAGACGTATCTGACCCTGCAGTACAAAAAGATAGTGGTTCATCTTCTGTAAATGAGGGTAGACTTTCAACAATAATACCTGGTTCTACCATGTGTTATGAAATGACAGGTAACAAAACATTCACTTACCCTATAGGTTCTCAAATTGAAGTGTTTGGAACAACAGGAGGTATTAATGATGGTGTTCATACTGTTACTGCTGTACAAAGTGTAGGTCCTTTTCTTACGGGAAGTACAGAGATTCAATGGGCTGGAATTTCTAATGACATTAGTGTTTTAACAGGTGCTTTTATTTCTAAATATCAAGCAGAAGGCAAAAGATGGAAAGTAGGTGATGATAATTTTTACATGTATTCTGGGCCAGACATCTTTAGTAATATAATAAAGTCTGAAAACTATTTAAGTTTATCAGGAACTTATATTTCTATTAATGTAGGTGGTTTTGGTGGAGATGCTTCATATAACGGTACTCAGTCAAACTTTGAAATAGACAACGACCAAGGCTTTACAACAAATATAAACTCCAATATTGATGGAGCAGGTTGGGGAGCAATAGCAATTATTAAAAATAATATAGCAGATTATACAGATGGAAGAGGTCCAGCAAGTGCTGAAGCTTTACCGATAAGTATAGGCTCTAATTATGCAGTTTATAAACAAGGAATTTATAATACAGCAGCAATAGGAGCGCCTGATACGATAGTGAAAACTGCTAATACAGCTTATGTCCATGGCTTAGGATTTAATCTTGGCGGTACTGGTGAAATGAGATTAGTTCACACACCTAATGCGGCAGACTTTACAGCTACACTTCAAGCTGCTTCAGGAACAATAGCTTATTTAAGTGATATAACAGGTGGTAATACTATTTATACTGCTGATGATTCTTTATTAGGAGATAGAATTGTAGACCTAAACGGTAACAGTTTAACTTTCGGAGGAAACGAAACAGTAGCGGTTTCTGGAACAGGAAAATTACAGGCTGGAGTTTGGGAGGCTAAAACTCAATCTGGAATTGCGACTATGGGTTACATAGGTAGCAGCCTAACTAATTATGGTTTCCTTCAAACTTCAGCAGGATTAACAGCTATAAATGCTGCAACTGCTCAAACTATAGACTTTAGAATTAACAACTCGGTTAAATATCAAGTTGTATCTAATGAGTTAAGAGGAAATAGTTCTTTAGGAATGAAATTTTCTCTATATAGTGAACCGGGAGGTATAAATCAACACGGAATAGGATTTCAAGGAAGTTTATTCCAAAACATAGTAGCCTTAAATTCGGTTGATTTCACTTGGGGTTATGGCACGAGTGCTTCTTTAACAAGATTAATGACTTTAGAAGGTACAGGGAATTTAGGTGTTGGAATTACTGCACCAACTGCAAGACTACACGTTAAAGGTGACGCTTTAAGCAACTCTTTAGTTCTTGAGCGATCTATTGGAACACCTTGGTTTACAGCAGATGATAATGCTATTTTAACACTTGTCAATCCTACAAATGCTCAACAAAACCTTATATTAGGAACTGGCGTTACAAAAGCTGGTATAGAGTTTAATTCTGGATATGCCACAACTTCTAAAATTTATGATCGAAATGATGGAACCCACAATAAAGGACTTACGTTTCAATCGAGAGATAATATATTTGAATTTATTGATAGTAGTGGAAGTACCGGAACAGCTCAGATTAGAGCTGGAGAGTTCTCAAAAGTTAGAAAAATAACAGGAGACGTGGTTAGACCATTAGTAATTCAGGGAGGGGAAACCTTTAATGATGCGAATGATGGAATCCAAATGGAGACTCTAAATAATGTAGCTGTTCAAACTCAAAGATTTGCAATACAAACCGGAGCAGTAAATGTAAATGCTTGGTTTAATAATATTGGGGGATTAGGTATAGGAACAAATTCAGGAATAACATCTATGGCTACAGTAAATGGAGATGTAGAAACATTAGGAAGCTCTAATGGTGTAATTGTTCTTGATAGAACAAACGGATTAAGATATAGAATATATACCGATAATGGTGTTTTACACACTGAAGCAGCATAATAACAAAACAATTTAAGTTATGATTAAAGAATACACAATAACAGTAGATGGATTAAGTAATGGCAATGTGATCACTCAGCCTTTTAAAGTTAAGGTTTACGCTATGCAGTATGAAAAAGTTCTTACTATAGGAACATGCACCTGTAATGATAATGATGTAGAGTGTGATAATGATGACGTTCAGAAAACTGAAAAGTATGATTTACCAGCATTATCTTCAAGTAAAAATGCCGATTTATCAAACACAATAGAAGTTCTTTTAGAAGAGAAATACCCAGGAAACTGGTCTTAAATAAATAATTATGGGATTAAAACATTTAACAAATGATGATTTAGGAGCCAACAATGGCGTTGCTCAATTAGGCGCAACTGGAAAGGTGCCAACATCACAATTAATAACTACACCTCAATCATTTTCTTTTACAAGAAATAATAATGACTTTCTTCAAGAAAACGGTGCATCTTATAGTTCTGTAGCTAAGTTTATTTATACTGGCTCTTCTATTCTTGGTATTCCTACTATTATAAAAGCAAATGTTTGGAATTTTGGAGGTACAAGTGTGTCTATTCAAATATTTGATGTCACAAACTCACTTCAAATAGCAGAGGTTACTAATGTAACTAATTCATCTATAGATAATATACAAGATTTAGTTGCTATTTCAAACATTCCATTAAACGCAGCTCTTTTCGAGGTTAGGTTACTCTTAGTTGGTGGGGGTATGGGAGATTCAGCAAGAATTAGTTCACTTATAATACATTAAGATATGATATTTCCAAATTTAGCAAGTATAATTGCAGAAGAAACACAAGGTGATTATAAGTTTGAACACTTAGATAGAGATGGGTATAACACTCTATACATGTTTCATAATGATAAAGTGATTATGTATGACATGGTTAATAGACCTCTCAAGTCTATATATGAATCTAACATGAATAATTTTTCAGGTGATATACTTATCTGTGGAGCAGGTTGTGGATTTTGTGTTTTTCCAATAAAAGATTTAACATCTGTTAAGAGTATAACTATTATTGACAACGATCCTACAGTAATTGCTATGCTGCAACCTTACTTACCTAATGTTACATTCATAGAAGCGGATATGAAAAACTATGTTCCCACAACTACTTATGATACTATATTTACAGATATATGGAATGATGGTGATAATTTAGAAAAGTATAGTGAAACAATAAGGTATCAAGAGTTTTTAAACCCAGGCGGCTATATTAACTATCTTGATTTTGATAAATTTTTTAACATAGTTCCTGTTACAATTACAGATATTGACTATACTATACAGGGTTATCATAAAAAGAAAACAACAAATTCTTTTGGGGATAGAAGTTTGGTAGAATATTATTCTGATTATAATGAAGGTTTTTACTCTAATTTAAAAGTTAGAGAAACAAGAGTTTATATTAGAAATACTGTAACAGGTATAACTGAAACTATTTCTGTTGATATTGAATGGATAGGTGTAGATGGTGTTACTCCAATAGCTGCTCGGCAGTTAGTTAAATATCTTGATTTAGATGATGGGCTTGAAGCAAATGAAAAGTCAAGAAAAAGACTTCTTCATAAAGCTAAAGGAGCTGCAATTCAACTAATAGGTATAGAAGCTGGAAAGAGCTTTATGAGGAGCTATGGTGCAGAAATGAGCCTTTATGTTGAAGGAGACAAACAATTGCTTATTGACGGTATAAACTCATCCTCAGAAACACAAATATTTAAAGACACTTTAACAGGAATCTTAGACATTGAATATTAACCAATGGAAACTAATGGTTGTGGAGGAAAAGGTAGTTGGGTAAAACCTCCTTACAAAAGCTTTTTTGAAGCTTCTTGCAATAAGCACGACATTGGTTATGGTATTGGTGGTGATGAAGCTAAAAGATTTGAGTGTGATGGAAAGTTTTTCATATTCATGATAAAAGACACCTTTAAGATTAACGGATGGTTTAAAAAATGTTATTATCAATCTTGGGCTATTGTTTATTTCATATCAGTACGTATATTTGGTAAAAAATATTTTAACTATAAAAGCAAAGGAAAATGAAAAGAATTGAGAACAGAAAAACAGAAATTACAGAATCAAGAAATGTAACTGAAGAAAATCCAACGGGAGATATTGTTAACTTAGGTTTTTTAGACTTATTATTAACTGGATTAAACTCTCCACCAAAAGAGGGGTTTACTACTTCAGAAATGAAAGAAAGATTTAATGTTATTTCAAAGATTGAAGATGTTAAAGTTGGAGACACTGTAGAATTAGAAGATGCTGAATTTTTAGTAGCTTATAACTGTAGGATAAAAAATTGGAGAATGATGCACAGAGATATTGTTGCGTTTGATGAACATTTAGAAGAAGTTAAAAAACAAAAATAATTATTATTATGCTTAGAGTTTTATTAGATGCCGCACCTGCTATAAATGGAATGAATGATGTAACATTTACATTAGGAAATTTAATTACTATTGGCGGTGGTATAGTTGGTGTAACTGTAGCTGCTATAACTTTAAGACTTAATATGGCTGCACAAGAAAAGGCAAATAATATAAGGTTCAAGACACTTGAAAAAGAATATGATTCTAAAATTGATGTTTTAAAACTTGAATCTGAAAAAGACAATAAAAACATAAGAGAAGATTTAATATCTGTAAAAAGTAGTAAGAGAGCTCAGAAAGCTGAGTTTATGGAAATCATTAAAGAAAAAGATGAAGCTACAAGGTCAAGAATTGATAGTACTCAAAAAGAAATTAAGGAATTAACTGTAAGTACTAACGATGAGTTTAAATCGATAAATAATAATATTAGTGAGATTAAGTCTGGAAATGCTCGAATAGAGGGTATGCTTACTCAGATATTAAATAGTAAAAATTAAGTATATTTGAATTTTAATTAAATAATAATAAGTTATGAAACCATCTAAAGGAAAATCATTAAAGTCAGGAGCTCACAATACTAATAGTAAAACTGGTGCTACTCAAATCAAACCTACTAATTCAAGTTCAAGAAAGAACTCAACTTACGTTAGACCTCAGCCTAAATAGTATGAGTTTTTGGTCTGATCAGTTTACTGACGAAAAGGGTGGTAAGTATTCTTCAAAGAAATTTTGGGGTTTTCTTATCATGCTTTTGGTTTGTTCTGCTTTTATTCTTGACGGTTTAGATTTCTATACCGCAAATAAAGACTTATTTAATTCAATGTTGATTGCAGGTTGCTCTTTGTTGGGTCTTCGTGCTATTAGCGGAATGTTCAAAAAGAAAGATGGTACAGAGTAAAATTTTAATATACGTTGTTGTTGGTTTCCTTGCGTTGGGTTCCGTTTCGAGTATTTTCAATGGGTTAAAGGATTCGTTTTTTCCATCAGAAAAAACTTACACTAAAGAAGCAGTAGAGCTAATATTAAAGCATAAGGAATTGTTGACTGAGAACGAAAAATTAAGAATTGAAAATCAAGTAATAGAAAAAGACAATGAAAGACTTCAGAAAGAAATACCTATTGATAGTGCTATTGTTTGGGATTCTCATAGGGAATACAGAGATAGCTTACGGGCAGTCTTCAATCCACGATAGAGACTCTTGTATATGTTATACTGACAATCAAGACAAAAGAGCCTTAGAATGTCTTATTAACTCTCCTAAAAAGGATAGTTTAATTTCCAATTTATCATTACAGATATTTAATTTTCGTAAAATCGATGAGAATCTAAGGACTCTCATTGTAGATAAAGACATTCAAATCGTTGAAAAAGATGAGAATATTAATAAAATATCTCTAAATTTGGTTCGTAGTCGAAAAATGACTAAGGCAAGTTTGTTAGGTGGATTAGGTATTGGGTTAGTTTGTGGAATTTTATTAAGTAAGTGATATGTATCAGGAAATAGAAATAGAAATGTTCGTTAAGGGTGGTAAATTAGTAAAGAATACTATTAACATCAATAATATAAATAGTTACAGAGGGTTTGTTGAAAATTCTGATGAAGTAGGAACAGGTAAAGATGGTTTATCAACTATGGTTTATTTCCAAGGATCCGTTAAGGCTACAAAGATTAATTGCAGTTACGACATGTTAAAAAGAAAAATTGAGCAAGCTCAAAAAAATAAAGATATTTAAGAAGAAACTTCACTCCCCAGGTGTAAGTCTAAAAAGAAAAGGAGAAACTTGAACAATGTTCGCTTAGTTTCTCCTTTTTTTATTCATCAAATAATGGGTTTGGCAGAATTGAAATTGAAGTTCCATTTCTCATTTTTATTGTTGTCATTCTTTGCCTTAACTCATACTCCCACATCTCCATTAAAATAGGTTTGTAATTATAGGTAATATAGCTTGTAAAAACTTCGTTAGTTCCAAAAACACAATCTTGAATTAATCTTTGAGATAGGCTCATTGAACCTTGTATTCTTCTTGATTTTGCGAGAAGGTACTGGTGGTACCTTTTGATTATTGGTTTTCTTAAATCAATCATATTTTTTAATTATTTGAGAATCATCCATAGGATTATATAATATAAGCCCACAATTTTTCCAAGCATCCATATACTCTTGTATAGATAGCATATAAACCTCTCGTCTTAATCTTTTTGCTACATCATATAGTTTTTTACCATAATCAATACCATTAATCATTAATGATTCCCAAGGTTGCTCTATTATTATTGGTTTTTCTTTTTTGGAATATTTAAAGTGTTCGTGAACACAAAGAATCATGCTGAGTTTTATTGGATAAGGTCCAAAGTGAGTTTTAAACCCTTGACTATCCTCAAAACTTGCTGTAAATTGGTTATTTTCTTTTTTGTATAGTACTATCATATTATCCTTCTTTAAACAAATGAGCTATTAAACTGTATTTTACTTTGTTGTTTTCAATATAATACATAAAACAAGAATGTTCTTCATCAATAACTATTTGTTTCATTGGTATTTTGGCTATAAGTTTTTTTGGTTGAATTTCTTTTGTTTTAATTCTTTTCATACAAAACAATTGTTTTAAAATATTTAGCTACTTGCTCTGCAAATAATGGTGCAGAATGCTCTTCCGTTACAAATACTTTTATTTCATGTTGAAACATATTTTCTGTTTTATTAAATACGGATAGATATAATGTTTTCTCGTGAACTGAATAACAAGCTCCAACTACATATTCAACTAATGGTAGCGGAGGTCTTAATTCTGGAAACATATCTTCAACTTTCTCCATACTCCTTTAAGTTTATTAATTTTTTAATATTTTTTTCTTCCATTAATTCAAGTATTTGATTTGAATATAATTCATATTCTTTTCCGGTTACAACACTTCTTACCCAACAAGTTGGATAGTCTGTAGTTTTATAAAGGTTTGCTGTAAAAGGAACTTCTTCAGAATAAGAAGCTTTATAATTACCTGTATCAACAACTATCACAAGCCCTCCTTCTGCAGCTTTCATTCTGTCTTTTTCTTTCATAATAATTTAGTTTAAATAACAAAGAGGACCGAAGCCCTCTTTGAAATTACTTATTTATTACTTAATTAAGACTCAATAACAACTGCATGAGGTTTGATAATATCAATTTCCTCATCGATACGTTTATCAACAGCTTCTTCAATCATATCAGCAGCATCTACACTTTCCAAATAACATCTTAAATCATTGTAAGAATTTCCTTCAATCCAAACATCAACTTTAAATTTCACTTTCTTTTCTCCTTCAAGTAAAGGAAGTTCTAAAGTAAAGTTTTCTGGAACATTGCTTTCTAAAGTTTGCTCAAATGAACCTGAAACATTTCCTCTTGAATCATCTTTAGCTTCGATATCTTGCTTTAATTTAGCTTTAATCTGCCTAAGCGCATTTACAACAGTACCATGTTCTGCTCTACTTGTAAATATGCTTCTCATCATTTTAAGCTTCTTAGAAAGCTCCATTGGAGAGTAAGATTTACTTGAATCATTAATTCCAAGAGCAGTAAATTTAGAACCTACTTTAATTTTACCAATAATTTCATAATGTCCATGTTGGTTTTGCTCATTAAGAATTAATCGAATTTGTTTTTCTTCTCTTTTAACAGCACAATAAGCTTTGTTCTTTTCAAAATCTTCATGTCTATCAAGAATAAATTTACCTGGAGCAGAAATTGTTCCTGCAATAGAAACATTATTTGGGTGGTGCAATGTTAATGCATATCCTTTGCGAATTACTACTTCTTCGATATTTCTATCAATCATTTTGATAGCAGTTTTTTCATTGTCTTTTTTTACTACATCATTCTCCATCTGTACCAGTTTTAGCATGTTTAATACTTAATTGTCTTTCAGTAGGTTTTAGTAGTCTACTATCTACACATACTCCACCTTCATCGAAAATGTACATAAATCCATTCTCTTGGTCAGCAAGATGGTAAAGATTACCTACCCTTTCCTCAGACTTGTATTTGATTGCGTGTAATAACTCAGCCTTTTCCGCATTTGGCTCCTTTAATTGTAACTTAAACTCATCCATAACTTCTTTCTTTTCAATTTCAATTTCATTGATTAGAATACAAGCTTTAGATAATTCTTTTTGCTTTTCTATAATCTCGTCTTCCGATAAGATTTTAGTAAAACTTTCATTGGTTACAGAGTCAGCAATACTTTCCATAGTATCTTTAACTGCTTCTGCACCTCCAATTGATAAGCTTGGGTCATAGGCTTGTCCTATTTCAAACTCTCTTACTTTTGCCATAATTTAAGATTTAATTAATTATTAATAACGGAGAGCAATAAAGCCCTCCGATTTTTTTACACTTGTCCTACCTCTAAGAAATTATCAATATTCTTTGGGTCATTACTAATGAAATGATGCTTGTAAATTCCTAAAGCATCTTTATACTGCTTCTGACCTTCTTCATAGCTGAAATCAGATAGCTTAGCTAAAGATACAGTATAAGGATAAGTCTTCTCTTGAAATAAAAACCAAAAATCATCAACTTTTGAAACATCGGTATAGAAAGCACCTTGTCTTCCATATTGCCTTTGCCTTAATGCTTTCCCTGCATTTCTTAAAGTTGCAGGATCCCTCATAGTTTTATAATCCAAAATAAAGTTGCTTGTATTGATAGCATCTACTTTAATTTTGCATTCTACACCTTCAAGTTCTCCTTGATAAACAATTTCTCTATGATTTGCAGCTTCAACCATATCTCTTACTTGCTTGTAAGACATAGCTCTGTCAATCATATCTTTGATGGTTGTAATATCATCTAAAGACAATAACTGTCTATGAGCGTTCTCAGCTTTTAAAGGCTCAATCCATTCTTTATATTTATTTGTAGTTCTTGGTCTTGCACCACCAATTTTAAGGCATATTTCAGAATCATCTATAGCATAGAATCTACCTTCAAAAGAATCTTCTTCTAATAGTAAACAATGCGCTGCTCTACCGAATATCATTGCATCAGTATCTTCTGAACCACCTTTTTCGTAGTACATTTTTAAGTGTTGTGGACCTCCCTCAATTAGTTTACCTAAATGAGAATTTGTTACAAATTTGGTATCAGAATAGTATTTACCATCTGTCCAATCTAAAATTTTGCCTTTGTTTTTGTCAAAGGTTTCTTGTTCTTTCATAAAGTCTTTTGCTTCATCGCTTGATACAAACATATTTTATCGTTTTCGTGGTTTCATAAATTTCTTTTTCTTTTGTGGCTCGATAGCTTTCCAATCAGGTTCTCCAAAGAGTTTCCAATCATATCCTCTTGTTAAAGCGTATTTAACAAATTCAATAATATCAATCTCATAAATCTCCTTATTCAATGGTATTCTTTCGCCATTACTTTTTATTAATTCAATCTGAGTTGTCTTAACATATCCAAATTTTGAGTATTTATACTTAATCCACATCTTTCTCATTTCTTTAGATGTTTCATTGAATAGTATAATACCTTTTAGCCCATTGTCATCAATAAGCTTGATACTATTTCTGTATCTGATTTTTAAATGCTGATAGAGTTCGAGGTCCAATATATTTCTTTTTAGTTCCGTAATTTATTTTACGTGCTTTGAATGATTTATATGTTAACAAATATCTGTCTGGTGTAAATGTATTCTTGAATATAGTTGGAACTTTAATCATGTTGATAAACACTCCAAATTTTTGGTAAACAAACTTAATGTTATTATTGGCCAATCTTGTCATATTACCCATATCGAAAGTCCCTTTAGTTTCAACAATGGAAATACCATCTTGACAAATGAAAGGAGTAGTAATTTTTTCTTTTGAATAAATATTCAGATCCGTAACAAAAATACCTCTTGCTTTTGGTGTCCACCATATTTTAAAATCAGGAGTATAAACTGATGGAGCAAGAATTGTTTGATATAACTCCTTATCCTCAACTCTTTTCATCGGCTTGATATACTTATGTGCCAATCCCTCAGTAAGTGGGTAAGGGTCATTTACATTTTCAAACTTATCCCATTTATTGATATATCCTGCATTTCTTAATTCATTTAAGTACCAGGAGAAATGAAGTTCTTCTTTACTATCAAATTCTGTCATAATATCTATTTTAAAACTAAAGAGCACCGAAGCACCCTTTTAGTTGATTATTGTATTTTACAATTGTGAGTTATTCCTGCAGCATCAACACGAACTGATTGTCCGTCTGCTCCACATCTTTGCTTATCGTCTACTTGATAAGTACTTGTTCCGTTTGGTGTTCCATCGGAAAGCGTTCTTGTGCAACTACAAGTGTATTCTTTTTTACACGAGGTAAATGCTGCGGCTATAATAATAGCTAATAATAGTTTTTTCATAATTAATTTTTCAAAGTTTTTATAGCTTCATCGAGCTTTGTAATTTCTTCAGTTTTATTCCACTTACCTTCTCCAAAGTTATTATTGAAATCATCAAGTAATGATATTGCAGTATTAAGGCTTTTAATAGCAAAATCATTAGTTTTAATATCACCAATCTTTCCCTCTAAACTCTTTACATAAGAAAGAATATGACGAACATCATAGCTTCTTAATTCTATAATGGTATATTCTCCATTAAATATTACAAACAAATCTGACAACATCATAGATGAACCAGAAAATAAAGCCATCATAGATTCTTTAACATCATTATCTATAGGCTCCCAATTTCCATTTACTCTTACTTTAAAGGTATGTGGTCCTTCTTCATTTTCTTTTGTAGCCTGAGCTATAAGTTTTGACATTAAGTGTTTTAATCCATCTAAATTCTTAACCATAATATTCTTTTATTAATTTTTGTTTTTCGCAAAATGAAAGAAAAGGATTGTTTTCTATTTGCTTTATTGCTTGAGATATAATTTTTTGCTCAAAATCTATAAATTTAAAACAAAGCCTTAAATCAAGTTCTTCTATCAAATCTCTTATTTCTTCTTTCATAATTCAAATTTAAATAACAGAGAGCTCCGAAGAACTCTCTGTACTTATTTTAAAATGGCAAATCATCATCTGTAGCAGGTGCATCTTCAACACTTTGTGCAGTTGAAGGATTAGCTTGTGGACTGTCTGGATTATCTCTTTTCCATTTATCCATAAGGCCCTCTAACTTTTTAATGTCAGCCTCTTTTAGCCTTTTGTGAAAATACGTTTGATTACCTTGCAATTCAGCATCAGGTAAACCACTAAAAGAATACTTTATAGAAGTTCTAACTACAGGCATATTGTTTGCATTTTTATCAGCACCAATATACTCTTCCTGCTTAAATAAAGCTTTAACTTTATTTCCAATAGCAGATTTAATAATTTCTTCTCCTTTCAAATCCCAATTAGCTCCAGCATTTGTAAGTAAACTTTTAATAGAAGTATTCATAAAGCCTTTTACTTCTTCTGAATCTGTAGGCAATGCTCTATATAGTCTTGAATTATTTACAGACTTAGCATCATCACACGTTTCAAATGTAAATTCAATATAAGGTCTTCCTTTATGATCACTTGGAGACATTTCATATTTCTTAACAGTTACTAATGCTACGCATGGTACTGATATATAATTTGGCTTAGACTCTGCTTTAGCCACTTCATTCATTTCTTGGTCAAAACTCATTGTTTTAAATTTTAATAATTAATAATTATGATTCTTTAGTTGGTGCTGTTTCTGTTTGCGGAACTTCCTCTCCGTTATAATATGCTTCTGCGTATTTGATTACCAATGCTAAATCATTAGGCATTCTTTCAGGAAGCATTTCATCTGGGGATTTACAAGGGTAATTTTCATAACCTTGAATCCTATTTGTAACAAATTCGTGTGTAATTCCTCCACTTTCTTTTGGAGATACTGCACTGAATAAATTAATAACAAATTCTTTTTCTACTTTACCTTTCCAAGCTTTTCCTTCAACAGAAATAATTCGCTGTTCAACACCATTGGCTCCATCAATAGTTTCGTCAATACCTGTAAACACAACGTACTTGTCTGTACCTTTTGATTTATTCAAAATAGTTCCAACTTCTTCTTTGTAGTTGTTCCATACGTCAAAGTTTGAAAACATTGAGTTTGAATATCTATAAAGATGTTCTACTAAAGAAGTAAAAGATTCAATTACGATTACTTTAGCTTTTGTACTTGCAAGAGCTTTATCAAAGGCAATGTGAAATGCTTTCATATCAGCTATAGGAACATTTAATTTAAACTTTCCTGCACCTCTGAATGGTAATGCTTTTTGCTCCGTATTCAACACAATTGTTGTTTCGGGGTTAAGATTTTTTAAAGATGTTGATTTACCGGTACCAGATGGCCCGACAATAAAAATGTTTGGTTTCATTCTTAGTTATTAAAAATTAGAAAATGTGAATTTGGATTTTCCATTCTGTAAAGAGTGGACTCGTGAAATTCTTTAGTTGATTGATTTTTGAGACTTGTTATTCTGCCATTGGTTAAACTAATCTCTTCACAACAAACTTTGACATTTTTATCAATGTCAATTTTGTTTAATTGAGAGTATAGTTCACCGTAAAACAGAGCAACATTCTTGATGCTTTTATTTCTAAATACATTACTTGGTATAAGCAATATTCTTTGATTAACGTGCTTCATAGGGTAGTAAATGTACTAAAAATACATTGATTATTGTGTTATTTTTTAGTTTTTTTAACGTAGTATTGTTTTTTATCCTTCCTTATTCTAAGGTTGGTGTTTTTACCCTCTTTCTTGATTTTCTTTTTATAATATCCCGAAAGCTTTAATGAGAAGAATCCTTGAATATTGATGTCTTCATTCCTTTTGGTTAAACTTCTAAGACTTGCAAAAAAGTGTTTAACTATCAAACTCACCACTTGGGGCGATATTCCCGTTTTCTGGGAAACTTCCTTGACTATCCGAGTGTGTTTGTAATTCTTGCTCATTTGAAATAAATTTAGTCATACTTGATTTAAACTTAACATAAACTGTACCTACACCTGTAGACCTACCTTTTGCTATTATCAGCTCGGCTTCCTCTACATAGGGTATTCCTTGTGCGAGTTCAAAATATGCAGGTCTATGGACAAATATTACCATATCAGCATCTTGCTCGATAGAACCTGATTCTCTTAAATCTCCAAGAGTAGGTCTTTTCTCTGCTCTTGAATGAATACCTCTATTAATTTGAGATAATGCAATGATTGGAATACCAAGTTCAGTAGCTAATTCTTTTAAGGTTCTTGATATGATAGATATTTCTTGTTCTCGATTGCTCGGTCTTCCCATATCACAAGTCATTAATTGAAGATAGTCAATAATTGCTATTTTCACTTTATGTCTTATTACATATTTACGAATCTTATTAGCTATATGAGAAATCTTCCTGGCACGATCATCAATAAAGAATTTCTTCTTTCTTTCAAACTCTCCGATAGTGACGTTTATCTTTTTCCTTTCTAATGGGGAAAGATTACGTGTTCTCATATTGCTTAAAGGAACTTCTGATTCTACAGCATACATTCTGTTTAGTAGTTGAGTTACACCCATTTCTAAACTAAAGAAAGCTGCAGGAACTTCGTTAACAATTTGATTCTTGAATATTTCTAATGCAAGAGAAGTTTTACCCATTGATGGTGCTGCTCCAATAATAATTAATTCTGAAGGTTCTAAGCAGTATAGAAATTTATCCATAGCATCTATGTGGGTTCTAACATCAGTTTCTCCATCTTTCTTAGAGTCTAATCCTTTTAGAACTTTCTTATTTTCAGCATTTAAATCAAACTCTTCAATATCTCCCATTTCTTGTATCTCTACAACTGTAGTGCTTACATCAGAAATAACTTCCATAGGGTCAACCATATCATTACATTTCTTTTTAATGTCATCTGCTAAAGCTGTAAGTTTTCTACGCTTAGCATATCCATTTAAAAGTTTACAATGTTCTAATAAGTGATAATCATTATCTACCCTTTCGCATATTCCATTAAGCATAACAACAAGGTCAAAACCTTTCTTTTGCTTGTAGATTATATCAGTATATTTCTTTTGAATTAATTTATCTGTAACGGTAGCTATATCTATTTTTGAAACCTCTGCTAATTCTTTAATTGCCATATAAATATATTTGGTTTCTGTTACAGAAAACTCACTTACACTTAATTGATCGGCAACTTTAAAATATGATTCAGGGTAATTTACGAAAGTAGCTAAAACGATTTCCTCTATATCTATATTGGACTGTCCTATAAAGCTACTTTCTGACATTAAGTTAAGCTGTAAGTCATTTTTTTTCATATAATATAATTTTAAAAACAAAAAGCACCAAAGGACAAAACCCTTGGCACTTTCTCTAAAATAAGCTTAATTGTTCATTATCGTCAGGATGAATATCAAAATCTTCATCACTAATTATCTCAGGAGTTTCCAATCTATCATCTTCATAGTCAAAAATAGCTATCTCAGTTACAATAGAAACATCTTTCCATCCGTCTCCATCCGTAATTTCAGTAGTATAGCCATTGTTTGGTCTCATAATTAATTCTGATTCTTTAGCAAACTTATTGTACTTGGAATTATCATCTACTTTTTCAAAACCACTAACTCCTGTAATCTTAAAATTACAAGAACCTTGTGGTATTAGAAAGCTTCCAGTACTTGCTCCCATCATAGAACCTACCTCAATAGCTTTATATTCAAATTCAGAGCCTTTATACTTCAATAAATGCTTAGTATCAGTTTTGACTTGTTTTCCGTAAGGTGGATTAGAAATTATAGAGAAGGTTTTTCCTTTCATTATTTCTTTAACCTCAGCAATTACCTTTTCGTCAAAAATACTACCATTAATCCAATGAAGTTCTGGAAGTAATTTTCTGCCAATATTGTAATATTCTTCACAATATTCAATACAGATACCTATTTGGTCTTTTTTATGTGACATGTGCCCCATTTGATAACCACGAACCATACACCAAGAAAGTATTCCAATTCCTGAGCATAGATCCACAAAATTTGTATAACCTGTATTTTGCTCCATTGACCAAGCTAATTGCATTGGTGTAAAATGAGCACTTATCAAGTTGTTCATATTTGTAGCTCCTTCATGGTAATTTTCAAAAACATAAACTTTGTCGTCAAAAGATAATTCATCTTTTTCCAATATCTCCATAGCTTTACTATGACGTTTCATTTCTTCTTTGGAAATCTTACCCATTAATCAAATCCATGTCTTAATTCTCTAAGTGTAATATATCCAACACCTGTAAAAGAATGACTATTATTGTCTGCTCCATAATCATATTGAAATCTTAATTGAAGCTCTCCCTTTCTTGACATTCTAAAATGATTTAAACTGTGAAATCCTTTGATATGTTCTCCTATCATTTTTTGAACCTCTTTAAAAGCTGCATTATCTTCATCACTCCAACTATTTTTATTTGGATAAGTATATCCATCATTTTGAAAAGTCAAAAGCCCATGATCTTTCTGAATCTCTAAAAGCCTATCAAGCTGTTCTTGATTTATTGTTTCTATTGTCATAATTATTTAGTTTGATTAATAACATAGAGCCACTAAGGGCTCTATATTGTTATTGTGTTTTCCACTCTCTAAATCCAACTTCAAATGCTATTGGGTCATATTTTCTTAATGCAGTACCGTAATCTTGTTTCCACATATAAGCCATTCTAATTGTTCCTCCAATAATCCATTCTTCTGAACCTTGTTCTGGACAACAGCATTCATTTAAGTACTCAACGTATGCTTTTTTAGTTTTCTTTATTTTCATGCTTCAGCTTCTATAATTCCTAAATACTCGATAGCTTTAAATGCATCTTTCATTGCATCGTAAACTAACATTTTATCATCTCTCAATGCTCCAAGCCAACTTTTGATGTATGCTGCATTATTATCTACAACATCATTTTCAATTCCTGCTTTAGAACATAAGAAAGCTGAGGTAAGTTCTGCAACTAATTCCTCTTTAGCATAACCTTTACTTCCATGTTGATGGTTTCCGGTTATACCATCTCTATCTAATCTCTTAGAGCTTCCTGTTGAATGACCTATTTCGTGAAATAAAGTAGCATAATATCCCTCTGGAGTTATAAATCTCTCTTTCATTGGCATATTTATAGTATCAGATGATGGTCTGTAATAAGCCTTTGGATGAGATGTATTTTCAAAAGGTGCTACTTTGTCTACAAATGTAGATAGTAGGTTCTCGCAGCTCTCAATGGGGTTAAATTCTGTTAAGTTCTCAAGTTTCCAAGCCTCTTTTTGTGCTGCTGTTGGGTTTTCAATATCTTTACATTGTTCAATGTTAAATACTGTTGATTTCTTAACTAAAGGAACTACATATTCATTGCCTTTATCATCTACTTTCTCTAAAAATTGAAAATAAACAATAGGCATTCCAGATTCTCCTTTTTTAATTGAACCTCCCATATCTTTAGCTTGTTTAAATGTAAGCCAATGCGGAGATTCTCTATCCTCAAACAATGCGTTAAAGAAATTAGCTCCTTTATACACTTTATTTGAAACCATATTTTTAGGATAACCAAACTGAACTGATTTCCAAGGCTTTTTCCAAGGGATTTCGCCTGCTTCTAATTTGCTGATAATTTTATCAGTAAGTAATTGATACGGATCTATTCTTTCTTTAGTTTTCTTCTTCATGTTCATCTGTTCCATAACCATATTCATTGTGAAATTCTTCTCCACAATTATCACAAGACATTTCTATTGGGTTTTCTTTATCTTTTCCAAATCCTTCGTGGCAATTTGGACAACTAATATTTCAAGCCATAATTAAACTTTTACAATTTTACAATACGATTCCAATTTACTTACGTGGATTCGACCTTTACTTACACTACTATAGTGACCTTGTTTTTCAAATCTTTTGACAAACTTATTTAAAGCTGTCTGTGCTTCTTTTTCACTTTTGTAGATTTCATCTCTTGTGATGGAAAAACCATCAGGACTTAATACATCGTACATAATTATATATTTTTAAATTCAAGGAGCCGCAAAGCCCCCCTGAATTTATTCTTTTTTATACTTTATTTCATCTCCTTTTTTTGGAGCAGGATGATTTTCATCTACTGTTGACAATTCTTCAAGATGATTTATCGCATCTGACAAATCATTTTTATATTTAGTTATTCTAACTATTGCCAACGGAACATTTCTACCCGGATTACCTGGGCCCATAGTTTTTGAAATCCTTTCAAGCTCTCTGTCTAATTCCTCATATTTCTGCATTAAGATTACAATCGGATATTGCATATTATAATTTTATTGGTCTTGTAACTCCAGTACTTGTATTTACATATCCACCATGATAGTCGATATTAAATTTAGTCAATAATCTCCATAAGAGATTCATACCATTAGCTACAAGAACTGCGTTAATAAATAAGTCTTGTTTTAATAATGCTTCTCTTGTTGAACAACTTGGTCCACTAAGCTCCTCATTATCTACCATATTTGGAAACATTTCGATAACACTTGGTAAGTTACCTGTGGTTTCGTGTTTTGATTCTGGTTGTAAAACAATATGGGAACCTAAAACAAATTGTCCATAGTCTTTACCATTTCCAAAGTCTAACCAATACCATTGAGCTGTATAATCTGTTTTACTTCTTCTGTCTTTGTTGAACTCTTTTTGAATTTCCAATCGAGTTTTAACATTGTCAACACAAGATATAATAAGGTTAGTTCCTTTCCATTCATCACTGAATTTCTCAGGTATTGCCATCCAATTCAAACCGTAAAATCTGTTTATTCGGGTAATAATAACCTCAGCTTTATATCTTCCTAAATCTGCAGGAGAGAATTTCTGTCTACCGATGTTTGGTTGTTCTACAATATCATCATCAACTGCTTGAACGTGTAAACCCGGATGACCTAATTCAATTAAACTTACGTGCATTTTTGCCAAAGCGTTTAACACTTCGGTTCCATTTCCTCCCACACCAACTACCGTTACAGTAATTGGGTGGGTAGGGTTCATTATGTATTCTGGTGCAAAATGAATCATACTAATCTTTTAAGTGATGCTAAATTTTTATAACCTCTACTTATTCCAAAAGCAAAGTAATATCCTTCAAGAAGATAAATTGCAACATAATTATGAGTGCAATTATACATTTCCTCTTGTTTTTTACTGCTAAATTGAGAATTGATAAGGTGTTTATGCCAATCCATTCCTTTTAATACGTCTTTATTTTCTGCTTTTTTCATACAAATTGTTCTTTATCCATACATGCCAATGTAAATTGCATTGACTTTACTCTTCCTCGGTAACCCTCTCTATACTCTAACCATTCTTCTTTAGTTTCAGCACGATAGTAACCTTTGCTTGATGCACATAGGTTATTAACATATCTTTTTGCTCTAATAAATTGAATGAATTTTCTAAGCTTAGGATCTCCAATCTTTAAATTTTTCTTTTCTAAAAAGCTTTCTCGAATATCTTTATTAGTGATAGCATTATCAACGCCTATTCTTGCGTTTAATCCTTTTGCTAACATCTTAATAGTTGGTAAGTCTTCTGCTTTTACATCTTCTGTATATTGTTCAAATCCATCTATCATACTAAATCTTTTACAAGTTTACCTTGTCTTCTAAATAATGAATGAGGTACTGCTGCACCCATCTTTACACATTCATTAAGTATTATGTTGAGGTTTGCCTTTATTGGTGTTCCCCCTCCATGAATTTCGGTAAATTTTGATTGAAAAAAGCCATCTTCATAGCTTTTCATAATTGTTTTTATTTCACTTGACTTTACAACTTTAGCTGTTCCCATACATATTTGACCTACTTCATTTACATTGTGAAATGGGGCCTTATAAAGTATGGTATTTTCTTTAGGAGTTTTTGTTTTAACTGCAAATACAGATAAAGTATTTCCTGACAATTTGAATACTAAGGTAGGAGCAATTATCTTTCCATCCTTAATTCCTAAATGTTTTGAAAAACTTAACGACTTCCAGCTACTTTTAACATACCATACTAACTCAACGTTTAGGTTTTTCTTTCCCCAATATAATAAGTTACTTGGCAGTATGCCATCACAATGAATACGTTCAATTTCTTTAGTATTAATTTCTTCTACTATTTTGGATAATGCTGATTTAGTCATTGGAGTTCCTTCCATCATTTTATTCTTGTGGATCCTCCTTGTTTCTAAATAATAATTATCTCCATTATGTCCTGATAAATTTTGTTGATAGACTATTATTGCCTGTAATGGCTTAAAGTCTTGTTGTATAATATTATTCATTTAGTTTGGTTTTAAATTCAAAGAGCTACCAAGAGCTCTCCGAATCTTTTACTGACATAGAAATATCACATAATGTTTCTAACATTTTCACATAATCAAAGATGAATTTTGATGGTTTCTTTTCTTTACCATTTATAGTTGTATACCTAAAAGGTACATCTCCATATTCTCCCCAATTAGAATTAGTTAGCATTTGTTGATGCCGAGCTATTGGATTGTCTTCAGAAAAATTCCACTCTAAAGAAGCATAAACATTTGGATTAATAGGTGTTCCTTCTTCTAATTCTTTTCCAACAAAATGTATGTAATTGCAGAAATTGTCTTTATACCTAAATAGCTTTATCGATTCTTTAATGAAATTCACACAAATACTTTCAATATCATTGTTTGGCACAAATGATTTCAGTCTTTTCTTAAGCATTGGTAGTTTAATTTTAGAGGATTTAATTTCATCCTCTACTACCTTTACATTTCCTGACTTATACATTGTTACATAGTCTTGGCATAAAGCTTTAACATCTTCTTCATCCTCATCTTCAATTCCCGATTCAACATACTCAATAGCATATTCAAGTTCATCGTCATCAAAATAGAATGTTGAATATAATGTGTTATTGAACAAACCAAACAAGCCAATGAACAAGTCGTAGAGATTACGATTATTCTTACTTAAAATAGGTAAGAAATCTAACTGAGGGCAATAGCCTTTTACTGGTATTTTATCAATATCGTGAATACAAGATATTATATGCTTACTTGATGCTTTATCATAATGCAAATCCCATTCCTCGTGCTTAATTGATGGCTTGTAAGCCTTTAATATTGCATCAAGAAAATCTATAGGTCTTGTTATTTCACTAAATTCTAAGCCTTCAAGGTTGAGATTTTCTTTTACTTCTGGGAAAATATCTTTAATAACAGTTTCGGGAGTACTTTTTGAAAATATTCCTTGATTAAGAATCAGATCTACCTCTAAAGAGGATTTATTTTTTATTACACAATTGGCTCCAAAAATATTGCCGATGGCAACACTCGTTCTTTTACGTCTTGAACTCCCAAGTGTATCTCCGACATTGTTTCCATTGCTATTATATGCCCTATTTTGCCATGCAGACTTACTGATGGTGTCTTTTTCTCTTTTATTTCTGTTGCTTTCTTTTTGCATAGCAAATCGTAATACTGGTTAGCATTCATTATTTACTTTCAATTTAAGTGTTTCGGTAGTCATATAATGAAAATCAGAATGACCTAACCTTTTTTGAATATCATGTTCGTCTGTAATAGTAACATCATCCACTTCTATAATTTCTACTTCTCCTTCTCGGAAATTTAATATTGATACATACATAAGTTTAGTTTTTTAATTCTTCTAATACAATTTTAAACTTTCTTCCATCTTTTAATTCTATTACACCATTTCTGTCTATATCTTTTACTGTTTTATAGATTTCAGTATGATGTATTCCTAAGAATTTACAAATAGCAGTTCTAAAATGATGCCCTGCCTGTCCATTTAATTTATACGAGTTCATAGTTTAGGTTTTAAAATTCAAGGAGCATTTAAGCTCCCTGAGTTTATTTTGTTGCTTTCGCAATAGCATTTTCAATACCTTGTGCAATTGGAGAATCTTTTTTTATAGGAATTGTACCCAATTTAATGTCAAGCTGTATTTTTTGTAATTCTTTTAACAAAATAGGTGCAGCAGCCATTAATTTTCCATTAGCTATCACCTCTTCTTCATCAAACATTTCCATGTCTAATAAATTAGAATCGCAATAATACTCTCCTAATTGAATATTAATTTGGCCGGCATAATTTACAGGACACCATTCTCCTTTTGTATGCTTGCTCATCCTTTAGTTCCAACTGATGTGGAAAATTCAAACACTTGGTTATCATTTTCTATTTTAGGACCAGTTACACTTGAATTTGTAAGTTCCGGATACTGATTAGAATAAAAATCTAATACTTTTTCCTTTGACATATTTGTTCCAGGGTCTTCTAATTCAAGTTTCCCATGTTTAAATACTCTCTTTAATTCTACTACATCTACTGCCATTACATAAAATTTATTTGATTATTATTCATTCCACTGTTTTCAGCTTCATACATTCTTCGAGCTTCTTCTTCATCCTCATCAGGTTCTTGAACTGCATTTTCAGAAGCATTCATTACTGCCGATGTAGCCATATCTTCATAAGCTTTCTCGTCAATAGGATTGTGGATACCAGTAGTGTTTTCTTCTTCTTGCTGCTCATCAACACCTACCTCTTTCATAGATGTAGGTTCAGCTTTTGGTTCTTCAACACCTCCAAACATATCAACTTGATTATTTGCTGCCTGAGCAGCTTCAATTTCAGTCTTTATTTTCAAAGCAGAAGACAAATTTGGGGATAATTTAAGAGCCTCATTAGTTGAGAACATAGCCTTATCGAAATCTTTCTTTTCCAAATATTCTTTAGCTTTTTCTACTTTCTTTTCAGCTTTTTCCTTATCCTTTTTCTCTTTATCTTTTTTGGCTGTTGCTTCTTTAGTTTCTGCAGCAGCCTTTTCAGTACTTTCTTCAAATGATGCTACATTTGATACTATTCCAGCAACCATGCTTAATGGCTTCTGTATTATTTGATGAAATTCCGCATCCATATCCGCTGCCGTTCCTGTTAATAGGATTGGTTTAAGAGTTTTTAATGCGTCATCTTTACATTTTGGTTGAGGTAATACAGATACACTCAATACACCATCATTCTTAGCGATAACAATGTTTAAATTAGTATTATCTAAATACTCTTCTAATAATTTAAATGAAAATCCTTCCATATTTCTTAAAGTTTGGTTTATAACTAAGGAGCCCCGAAGGACTCCTATGTTATTACATTGGAAAAGCGTATGCTTGCTTCATTACTGTTAACATCTCATTAATAGCAGAAGTCTGAAATAACCTTGAATGGTCCTCAGTTTCATACTTCAAATGAATTTGCTCTTCAATAATAGTGTTGCATAGATCGTGCACACCTTTTTCAATAGCTATGTCAGAAACATAAATCTTATTGTTTTCAGCCATTCCTAAAATATGCTTCTTAACGAATTGAACAGGTACAATCTCATAATTGATGTCATACTTACATTCTTTAAAGAACTCCATAGCTCTATCCATAGTTACTTGCTGTAATTGAGAAAGATTTTCTATTTCAAAGAAGAACTCTCCACCCGTTGATTTACGAAATGCTTCAGCTTTATTATCCTCATTCATTAAGGGTTCTATAGCTTCATAAACACTTAGCGGAACAATAGTAAACTCTTCAACTTCTTTTTCAGTTAATGAACCACCCATTTCTAAAGGAGCAAATTTGTTAGTGTATACATAGTTTTTGAATTTAGTAGAAGATTTATCTATTGGTAAAGAAATACACATTCCAGCTAAACATTCAAAATTCAATCTATCTCTCATTGCTCCAAAGATTCTGTCCATTACCTCATTATCAGTACTTCTAATAAGTAACTGAAAGAAACTTTCATAAATTTCCCACTGGTATCTAACAACCCTTGATTCATTTATATCCATTTCATTGAAATTGTAATCATAAACAGATGTTTTATGACTATCCCAACATCTAATTCCTTTTCTAAATACATTAACAAGAGCATCAGAGCATGTAAATATTTGACCTACTTCATTTTCTTGAACAATAGTTTTGTCTTTAGTGAAATAGTTATCAAAATTACCCATGAAATGCTCTATTTCTGTAGTCATTTCAATATAGAAGTGAGTTTCATTTTCCATTGGAGAAATGTCATCAACTATCTTAATGTCATCACTACCTTCATCTAAAGCATTACAATAGATCTCTCTAATTGCTTGCCATAAAATCCAATCCTTACCCATTGTCGTAGTAATAGATGTCTTTTGACCATCAATTAAAATAACTGAGAAAGATTGCTCTCTAAACTCTTGAATTTCAGTAGTAATTTTAATTTCTTTCTTTCCTGTAAATACTTTTAATCCGATATTGTTTCTAATAAAGAATGCAATTGCATACTTGTTTCCACTACCGAACATTCCTATTTTTGAGCTGTCTCCAACTTTACTTGATGCACCCATTAGTGTTAATGCTTGTGCTTCAATCATTCCTTGATTCTTAATCTGTAAATACTTCATATAATTTAGTTTGGTTTATAAATCAAGGAGCACCAAAGGGCACTCCAAGATTCTCCAAACTATTTTATATTACTTGTCTGTGTAACATTTTATTACATCTGTGTAAGTTCCTCCCATTCTGTCTTGGTGGTATATCACATTTAAGTGTTCACACTTCCAACAATACTGTACGCTTGTCCACGCCTCAGATTTTAAACTCATTTGGTTACAGGTATCATTACAATTAAAGCAACCTTTATGGCTACTTGCATCTACATTTAATTTTTTAGTGAGTTTAAAATTCGGCTCAATATCTTCAATGGGCTTAATTGTGAACTTTTCTACTAAGTCATCTATTTCCATATCAATTTATTTATTTTAATCTTTTAGTAATACGTCTATTGACTTGGTTAATATTGTTTCACAATTTTTTGCATCAAATAATTGGCTTCTAATATCTTTTAACGCTTCTTTTAGCTTGGTTTTTTCTTCTTTTGAGTTTTGCCAATGGGATAAATAAGCCTCTTTAAATTTAGTTTGAATACCTAAATCCTTTCTCAACTCTTCGTTCTCTGCCTTTAGAATTTCAATCTGTTTTAATAAATTTATATTAACTTTTGAATTGTCAGTTATTACATTCAACTGTTCGTTCTCTTTTTGGAGGGTGTTACACCTATCATATATAGCTAAAATCATATCTTCATTATAAGACAAAAACTCTCCGCTCCATTTCCTTATTGCTATTCCTTTTACTTCTCTAATTATTTCCTCTCTTTTCATATCAATTTATTTATTTACTCATTAACTCATTAAACCAACTCATTTCTTTTATAGAATGAATAGCAATCATTAATGCTATAGCTAAAACAGATAGTATTATTTTTATTGTTTCTTTCTTCATCCTCTTTAGTTTTAATTATTGTTTAAATGTTTTATTAAAATATTTAGTCATTGTATTCATAGCTGTTTCATATCCTAAAATAAATTGCTTATTCCCTTTCCCTTTAAAACCTTGTAAATCAAATCTTTTTAATGAAATATATTTATTAACATCTTGCACAGCTTCTTTTTTAGCCTCAATAATAACTTGCTTCTCTTTTTCTAAAAGCCTTTCAGCTTGTTTTCGCGTAGCTTCTAAAGGTTCTTTTAAATCTTTCATATCAACTAAATCACAATTGTCTAATGACATATCAATCCATTTAATCAATTCTTGCATTGGTGTTTCCATAATCTATTTATTATTTAAGGCTGCATCAATATACAACCGATTACTTTCTTGAATTTCTAAGATTAAACTGTCTTTAAGTAAAATAATTTCGTTTTTATCTTTTATTATTTCAATCGCTTTTTGCTCTCTTTGTTTCAATGTAAAAATACAAGATATTAAAAAAGCTATTAGTAAAAATATTATTAGTTTCATAGTTAAAAAGTTTAAAAAAAGGTGCTCAATAACTCAGATAAAGAAGTTTTGTCGGCTTAATTGCCTATGAGCACCTTTGTTATAATTAACAAAGAGTTCCGAAGAACTCCTTGTAACCAAACTATTCAATACTGGCAATCGTACCGAATTCAATTTCTGTCTGAATATTATACCTATAACTATTCTTTTGATACATACAAGCATATTTCTCACCATTGCTGAAATCTATATCCAAATATTCTACAAACATTCCCGGATCCCCCGATTTAATACTTATAGTTTTCATTCCTCCAGATGTACTCATAAATACTATCTTGTAGTCTTTATCAGTAGCCAACCTTAAGTTGTACTTAGATTTATTCTCTTTGGTAGAAACTTTGTTCCACTTGTCATTTACCTCATCATAGATAAATACCATTACATCACTTTTGTGGTCATTTAATACCACTCCTTTTACCTTAATGTAATTCATTTGTTCTTGTGCATTACAGCTTCCTACAAGGATAGCAGATGCAATTAATATCATACTTAATACTGCAATAAAGTTCTTAGTTTTCATAATATATAAATTAGTTAATAATAAATTCAGAGAGCATCTAAGCTCTCCAAATATATTAATGTAGTTTGACTCTGTTTATTCCATCTCCGAATACGTCCGAAGCTCTAATTATCACTCCTTCCCAATCCAACATCAAGTGCTTCCCTCTAACAAATGGCTTAACCATTACATTAAAATTCTTCTCTCCTGGATTAAAGAAATTAGATGATAATCCAATTCTTACCTTGGCCACATAATGACCATTCATTTCTACTACAACATTTCCTCTTCGATGAACTCTTTCCATCAAATTGTTGATTAATTCTCTACCAATTGTAGTTTTTGGTGCTTTTTTAACTGTCTTTTCCAACAATTCTACACCACTTTTTGCTAAAATACTCTCTAACTTTGCCATTTTCCTTCAGATTTAGTTTGGTTATCTACAAGATAATTCTTGCAGATTAATTATATAATAGTATCAGTCCTTATTTAATACTCTTGAAATACTTATTTACGTCATCAAATACAAACGCATCATTTATTATCCTTTTTACTGTCCATTTATTAAACGAAAGCCAATAAATACGAGGGTTTAAGTCTTTCCCTCTGTGATAGTTTAAAAGTTTTACCTGCTCTAACTCATCATAGTCAGTCATAATCTCCAAATAATTCAAGTAGAAACCAAGCTTGTAGTTCCAGTCGTTACAAATGATATTTATGTATACAAACCTCAATGCTAAAGCAAGAAATACACAACATGTAATAATAATACACAACATTCTATTCAGTTTTTAATTAATATTTAGACCTTTTCAGTCCTTATTTAACATTAGCTACCTTTTTTTAGCTATGGATCGTGCGGAACGTTCAGTAGCTATTCAGAAAAAAAGAGGTCATCTAAGTAAATAGATAACCTCATTTTTTTATTATAGTTTAGGTGCATTAATAGAAACTAAACGCTGAAAACCTCTATCAGCATCTTGTTTAACTTCTAAGAAATACTTAGAACCTGCAAACTGATTCATAATAGCAATGAATTGAGCAATAAATGCATCTCCATTTTTAATACGAATAGCTGTTCTATCCTTAGCCTCATTCTCATTCCATACATAAGTAACATCAGCACCATAAGAATCTTGAATCTCTTTCAATTCATCCATAGTTTTAAATGTTAATGGAACTCCTGCTTGGTCGTTAACAGTTTCAATAGGAATAACTAACCCACCAAATGCAACTTTTGCAGCCTCATTACCTGAATGCTTAACGATGTAAACTAACTTCTGAATAGTTTTTACAAATCTATTACCCTCAGAAGTAGATAAATACTCAACGTGTCCTGCTAAATTATCAGTAGGTCTTGAATCATCTTGAAATACTATCTTAGCACAATTGTGTCCTTTCTTAGAAGTATGTGCAACTACTTCTTTCAATGTTACAACACCATTCTTCATTTCTACTTTAGTAGCTTCTGAAGTGTTTCCTAATAAACTTGCACCCGACATTAAATTTTCTAATACTTTCATAACTTAAATTTTAATAATAAATAAATAATTTGATTAAATATTAACAACACGTTAATACCAAAGAGCAACAAAGAACAAACGCCTTTATTACTCTTGATAATACTATGTTAATTGTAACTGTTGATAGTCACGTTGAACCAACTGCATAATGTTTGCAGCACTACGATTCATTACTTCGTGTTTGCTTAATCTCATCATTGAAATCTCTTTCTCAAATGCGTATTTAGCAACAATACCAACATACTTTTTAGCTGTTGAATACACCTTTACAGGCTTTTTTACAATTCTTTTTCTTTTACCGTTTGACATAATAGTTTGGATTTAATTAATATCAAAGAGCCACAAAGGACTCTCTTGATATTAAATAAATTGACTAATAAATGCTACTCCAAAGAAGATAGCAATTGCACCAATGATTAGATAAGCAAAGAGATTACCAACTCTATTACTTTGTTCTACTTGATGATTGAAATGTTCGTACTTGTACTCAGGCATAATATATAATTTAAATGATTAGTAAAATAAACTCCCTGCACTACCATAAGGAGAAGATGTCATTTACGTAGAACCACAAAGGGCTGACAACAATGATTATAATGATTTTAGATGTGGTTTACTCCACTTTACCTCACACAATGGAGTTTACTGACCGACAAGCGGCTTGTGAATCAACACAATTATAATCAAAGAGCAACAAAGCACGTCTGCAATGTTACTCTTTAGTTCGTAGACAACCTCACTCTACGATTAGGACAATTGGGTATTAAGTACACGTCAATTCGCATTCTATGTCCATTAACTGAAACTATGGTATCAGCCACCTTACTTAGTGCTTATTTTACTACGCTCTAAGTAGCGTAGAATCATTCTTTAAACTTACAACGGACTACTCCAACATTTTAAACACTCTCCTACACATCGAGGAACTAAGCTGAATATTGGATGGTTTGTAAGTAGGAGAATCACTCCTGTACTATTAAGAGGGATGATTAATCCCTCGAAATAGATTTGGTGTATATTTATAATCCTTAATCGGATAACCAAGTGCTGTGTTATATAACTACTACCTAACCGTTTACCGTTAAGTACAGACGTACATAGCTTATTTCAGCTATTACCTGCAATGATATTAAACTAATAATATCAATGAGCATCAAAGAACATTGAGATAAATACATCATTTGTCATAGTTTAAGACATTCTGTCATACTATCTCCTACAATCTATACTACAACTCATATCGTCAAATTGTCACGCTCACAAGGACACATTGTCATATCAATTCTATTGTATTGTCATCCAAATCGACTAACTTCGTAACTGTGTAACAAGCACAATAAC